ACATATCCTACTTTTGGCGGAGGAGGCGATGGTGGTATTGGTGTAGATTTTAGTAACTATTTTGGTACAAATTATGGCGATAATGGGTGGTTTGGGGGAGGAGGAGGAGGAAATACATATGTAAATGCTGGAAGACGTGGTTGGGGCAGCAGTTATAACGGGTTTAGTGATAATGTACGTGGTTTTGGTGGTGGTGGCGATGGAGGTTACGATGATGGTACTGATGCTAATCCTGGTATAGAAGGAACTGGTGGTGGAGGCGGAGGGTCTCGTTGGAATGGTGGTGGTTCAAATGGCAAAGGAGGTAAAGGAGGTTCAGGTATTATAATTATTAAATATAGAAATGAAAATAATATTATATTAAACAATTTTTGGAATAATAATAATAAATTATCAAATAGTAATTTAATATTAAATACAAAAATAAATGATGAAATTAAATTAAATTTTAATGAATATAAATTTTCAATATTTGATATTATCGATATTAATATTTATTTTAATATTGAAAATATTATAAAATCTATAGATAACACTTATCCACCAATTAGTTATAAAACAACACCATTTTATAATAAATCAGCTGTTATACATCATGTTACTAATAGTAATTACGGGAATGGAACATATTTTATTAGTTATTCAAGCAAATCTAATGTATATATTAATAATTTACCCAATCAAGTATTTTCTAACTATTTAGGTGGAGGGATATGGAAGTCTTTAAATTATGATGATAAAACAGGTAAATATATTGGTACTACTCCTGATATAACATATAGTAGATATACAGGGGATTGGATAAAAATAGTATTACCACATTATATTATAGCAAGTAAGATAAGTTTTAAATTATTTGATAACAATTTGGCATTTACTAATAATTTTCCTAAAAATTACAAATTTTATGGTACAAATGATGAAATAGAATGGGTTGAAATTTTATCAGATAATAATGTTATTATGACAAATAATGTATATGAAAAAGAAATAAATAACAATAGAATGTTTAAAATTTATATTTTAATTGTTAATAAAATTGGTTTATCACATTTTTTGGCATTTACAGATTTTAAAATTAATGCTATTGAATTAAATAATACTGATTTAGAAGATTATAATTATTATTTACATAAACCTGTTAATAATTTAGAAATAAGTCAAAGTATATATTATTTAGAAATACCAGAACCAACTATATGTGATATTTTATTATTAGGTGGAGGCGGTGCAGGTGGTTACGATAATGGTGGTGGTGGAGGTGCGGGTGGATTAGTATATGTTGAAAATGAAACATTACAAGGTTTATATAAAATAACAGTTGGTAAAGGAGGTAGTGGAGTTTCTAGTCAAACAAAAGGTGAAAGCGGAAATGATAGTATAATTAGTCAAAATAATATAAATTTATATGTTGCTACAGGAGGAGGAGGTGGTGGAACAGGTAATGGAACATCCGCGGCAGGTACAAATGGGGGATGTGGAGGTGGTCGTGCAGGAGAATATAATAATAGTTCAGTTACAGGTGGAATTACAACACAAATTGTATATAATTTAGATAATGTATATACATTTGGAACAAATGGTGGAAATGCACCTACAGGTTATGGTGGTTCAGGTGGAGGTGGTTTAAAAGAAAATGGTTTTGACCATTCAAGTAAAAATAATAGATATGCAGGAAGAGGTGGTGATGGTATTTCGGGAATATATACAGAAAATTTATCTGTAAATTTTAAAAATAAGTTTAAGATTACAGATAAAAATATTGGGCAGCATATAATAGATAATAATAATAACTATAATGTATATTTTGGTGGCGGAGGAGGTGGCGGTAATGAAAATAATTATGTAAGTTTATATTATGACCAAAATAGAGGTGGTATAGGTGGAGGAGGTGTAGGTGGTGGTTATAGACATTATGGAAATAGTTCATCAACACAACATGATGCAATGCAAAATACAGGAAGTGGTGGCGGTGGATCATTTTATAATAATTCAACAGCAACAAAAGCAGGTGATGGTGGTTCGGGAGTAGTTTTAATTAAAAAAAAATATTTAGGTAGCATATGGAATGTAATATTAAATGATAATATAGAATTAAATAATATATATATAGATCCAACAGAATTATTTTTTAATTTTCAATCAGAAATATATACTTATAAAAATTTTAAATTAAATACATTCATTGAAGAAAAATTATATCCTTCGTATTTAATACGTGAAAATATTCGTAATAATAATTTTGTAATTAATAATAAATTTTATGGAAATGGCAATTATGAAATAAGTTATACAGGAGAAAATAGTTCAATTATAAATATATTTAAATATAACAGGGAAAATATATTTCAAGAAGCAATATGGAATGATAATTATAGTGATGTAGAAGAACATCAATATATTGGCAATGATAGTTTATTTGAAAATACTACATATAAGGGTGAATATGTTAAAATAAAATTACCTTACAAAATTTTATTAACTAGGATATCATTAATTGGAAAAATAAATAAAAATAATTTTCCAAGTGATTTTAAACTATATGGTTCAAATAATAATGAACATTGGAATGAAATTATAATAGAAGAAAATTATAAATTAAACTTAAATGAAAATTACAGTAATTATGAAGGTTATTCATATAAACTAAATAATTATTTAGTATTTGATAATTATGCAATAGTTGTAAATAAACTAGTAAATGGTACAAATTTAATATTATTGGCTTGGCATTTATATGGCAAAGAAATATTTAGAAAATTACAAGATAGACCAACAAATATGCCAATAAATGAAAATGTTAAGTTATCACAATTATTTCAAGTTTATAATTTAGATAATAATTTTTTAAATTTATCAAATGCAAATATAACAATAACAAACTATTATAATGGCGGTGAATATATAGACGATGATAATGTTCCTAATCTATTAAATGATTTAGGTAATAATAGTACATTAACATTTGGAAATTTTAAGGGTACTAGTGTAGATACATATGAATTACCATTTATAGATAGTTTATATGCCAAATATTATTTAGATGATGAATCATTATTACAAATAAGTAGTGGCAAATTAATTAAATGGAAAGATAGTAGTGGTAATTCAAGAGATATTGTAAGTTATAGAGGGTCACCCCAATTAACTACATTTACAAAAGGAAGTAAAGGATTATATGGTAGTGGTGATATTAAAGTTGTTAGCGGTAATGAATCAAGTGGTTATATTTTACCATTTAGATTACCTAAAAATTATACATTTTGTTATGTAGCAAGATACAGTGAAGTAAATAGTACTTATAATAAAAGGATATTTGATTCTAGAGATGGAGAGGGAAGAAATACTTTATGGGGATTTCATAATAATAAAGTAGGTCTATCACATAATAATCGTAATGGTTGGATAACTATGCAACATAAAAAACAATCTGAGAATGATTATTGGTTAATTGGTATAGAAACAAAAAAATCTGCAAGATTTAATGGTATAGACTATACTGATTATTATACACATCGTGATGGTATGGAATTACCACGACAAAATGATAGTGATTATGATAATCCTTGGCCAACAATAAATTATGGTTATTATACAGGACAAGTAAAAACAACAGAAGTGAGCAGATGGCAAGTAGCAGAAATGATATTTTATGAAGAAGAATTAGAAGAAATAGATATGATTAAAATAGAAAATTATTTTGCAAAAAAATTTGGTCATATAAGTTTTAAAAATACAATTAAAAATGTTGAATTATATAAATCATTGAATGATATTACTTATAAAAACGATATATTATTTACATATGACGGCAATAGGTATTTCTATAATAATACGAAATTATATGGTCCTATACCAAATAGATTTGATATGTTGGTATATAATAATAATGTATATTCAATATTATTATACACAAATAATGTAGGTGGTGGATGGTGGGGAAGAGGAGTCGCAAAAAGTGGATATAGTAATAGAAATAGCGATAGATATATATATCCAGATATAAATATAAATAATATTATAAATTATTCATCGCAAATATATAAATATAAGTATGTTAATATGTTAGTTTTAGGAGGGGGTGGAGGTGGAGGTGGTACTAGTGCTGGTGGTGGCGGAGGAGCAGGTGGACAAGCATATATTGTTAATAGTGATAATATAAATAATGTTTCAATTGATTTAAAAATTGGTTTTAGAGGTAAAGGTGGTGATTATTGGAGTTGGAATGGTGGTTCATCAGGAGGTGACACTGAAATAATAATAACAGATAATACAAATACAACTTCAACTACGACATTGATTGGATATGGTGGTTATGAAGGTAGAACAGGCGGTAGAAGTACTGTTTCAGGTGGTAGTTATAATATTTCAAATAATTTATTTGTTGGCACAGGAGAACAAGGGGGTGCAAATGGTGGAATTGGAAAAAGTAATGGTTGTGGTGGTGCGTGTGGTGGAGCAATATCAACAGCTACAAATAAAAATATTGGTGATGATAATGATAAATTATGGAGTATTATAAATGAATATATATCTGTAAATAATATAACAGGATATTCAAGATTAGAAAGTTATAATAGTGGTTGGTGGTGGTTAGCAAATCGTGTAGGTGCTGGCGGTCAAGGTGCAAGAGGGGGTTATTCGGGAGATCCTTGGGCAAGAGGGGGAGATCCGGGAGGAGGTGGATTAGTTGCAATAATATTAGATTTTAATTAAGTTATATAAACATAATTTGCTTAAATTATTTAATATGTATTACGAAAATGAATTAGGTTATTTAAATTTATTAAAAGATACAATAAATCAAGGTGAAAGTGTTAAAACTAGAAATGGTACAACAATTAGTAAATTTGGTAGTTTATTAAAATTTACTAATATAGAGAATTTACCAGTTATAACAACAAAAAAAATATTTTTAAGAGGAATAATAGAAGAATTATTATGGTTTTTAAAGGGTTCTTATATGGCAACAACACTACAAGAAAAAAACATTCATATATGGGATGGTAATTCATCAAGAGAATTTTTAGATAATAATAATTTCAAAGAATATAAGACAGGAGAATTAGGACCAATATATGGTTGGCAATGGAGAAATTTTGGAAAAAAATATAAAAAAGAAGGTTCTGATACAGGTATAGATCAAATAAAATATATAATAGTTGAATTATTAAAAGAAAATAATAGTAGAAGAGCAGTTCTATCTGGTTGGAATCCATTACAATTAGAAGAGATGGTGTTACCACCGTGTCATATATTATATAATTTTTATAAAAATAGTAAAGGGTTATCTTGTTTAATGACAATGCGTAGTACAGATTTATTTTTAGGATTACCATTTAATTTAACAAGTACAGCAATACTAACACATATAATTGCGAAAGTATTACATTTAAAAACAGATGAAATTGCAATAGCGATAACAGATGGACATATATATGAAGAACATATAGATAGTGTAAATAAACAGTTAAATAATAAAATAATAGAAAATAATGTAAAATTAGAAATAAATATTGAACCGCCAGAATTAGATAGTTCAATTGAGGAAAAAATAAATTGGATAAATAATTTAAAGTATGAAAATTTTAAAATTCTAAACTATAATTCATGTGAAAAAATAACAGCGGTTATGAAATAATTTTAGTAACAACCTGCTTCTGTCCATGGTATGCCACACGCTTTAGAATATGCGCATCTAAATTTATTGAAAGTATTTATTTTATATTTTTTAGCGTATTCCAAATCTTTTTTTGCTAAAAAGAGAGGATATACAGTATCTATTCTAAGTGGTACAACGCCTGTAACATCAAAATTATCACTAAAATAAGTATCATCAATATTTTGAATTGCATTATTATTATTTTTTTCTAATACATATTCATCATCAATATATTTTAAAGTATAACCAGACATTGTAGCGGCATATTCACAAAATTGTAAATAGTCTTCATCGTTTAAATTATATTTATTAACACTGCTTACATCTCTGGGTTTTAATTCAATATAAACAACATTATTTTTACCTAATTTAAATTTTTCAGTATCTTTATCGGCCAAATGTTTGCTAGTATATATATCTGTTGTATTATCATAATTTAAATAGCATTTTAATTTAAAATCTACATTATTAGAATTTGTACCATGTAATTTTTTATCTTCACCATTTTCTTTTGAAACTAATTCTTCATTTTTTAAAGTTTTATTTTTCCAGTAATCTGGACAATAAACTGAATCATATTTAAGTTCTTTAACAATAGGTGTAAATTTAAAATTCCATATACTGTATATCATAAAAGTTATAATTAGAATAGTACCAACTATATATGATATAGTAAATACGTATAAATCGTTAAAGAATAATTTATTACCCCAATTAGTAAACATGCCTAAACATAAAATTGCTGCAGCAATAATTATATAACATATACATATAAAGTAAGTTGTTGCGTATTTGTAATAAAACTTTGTATCAAATTTTTTTTTATCATATTCTGAAGATAAACATTCTCTATATCTTTGTAAATTTATTTCATATGAATAATTATCATCATATTTAAATGTTTCACAATCATTACCGTCAATTTTTTCTACATGAAAATTTTCTGATATCATTGATTTATATTTATTAAACTCTCTATTAATATAAAAAGATATATTTTTATTTATACATTTCTAAAGTTTTAGTTCCTTTAATAGATAAATTTTTTGGTAATTCTTGAAAATAAGGTGTTTTATTTAATTCTTCAACATAATGTAAATGTTGATTTAAATTTGTTATAATTATTCGAGAACATTCAAGTATTACATATTTATTAAGTGTTTTAGTTTGTTCAATTATATTAATATGATCAGATAATTTACTTCTATTAGATAAATATATTGATTTCATTATTATTTTTAAATCATCTATACTTTGTTTTCCAATAACTTTATTTGTTTTAAAATATACATATTTTTGTATTTCGTCTTGTAATAAATTAATATTATCAATTGAAAAATAAAGTCCGGTTAATTTATTAGAACCATATGTTCTAGATAAAATATTCGCTGGATTTTCTGTATTTTTACAATTATTATTCATTATCTCTAAAATATATATAGATTAATTTTATAGAAAAAAATTTATAAACAATTATTTTCATTCTATTTTATAGAACAATGATAAAATCTGATAAATTTAATAAGTATTCTGAATATTTATTATTATCAAAAGATTTAGCTAATAAAAATAGTGTTGTAATTAAAAAATTTGCAGTTTATATACATAAATTAATTTATAATATAACTACACTTGTATGTATAATGACTTTATTATCAAATTCAAATAAATTAGATAAAAATATTCTTAATTATACAAATAATTATATAAAAAAAATGTGTATGAAAAAAAATAAAATGTCAATGAAAGGTGGAAATGCTGGCACAACAATGCCTGCAACTTATTTTGGTGATTTAGAAGAAGCATATAATGAAGTAAATGTTGGAAATGATGTTCAGGGAATAAATTGGGATGGTGGTTTAATACGCAATCAATTAGGTGGTTGTAATAATTGTAGTTTTAATAAAAAAATATTATTAGAAATCGGTAAAATATTGAAAGAACATAAAATAAAAGCATCATCAATTATTAAACAAGATTTAGCAAATATTATAAAAATGTATTTATATTATATAGTTAATGTATTAAAAGAAAAAAATAAAACTAAAAAATTAACTTATGATAAATTAAAAACAATATTGATGAAAAATAAAATTAGAAAAATTTTAAATTAAAAAAATGATATAAATATTATATATTTAAGATACATAAATAATGCCTATTATTACGATTGATGGTAATATTGGTAGTGGTAAAAGTAGTATTTTAAATTATCTGCATAAAACTTTAAAAAATCCTGTAGATTTAGAACCGGTTGATAGTTGGCAGGTGTATTTAAATAATATATATAATAATAAAAGTAATTTATTTAATTTTCAAGTTAGAATATGGTTAGATAGATGTTGGATACAACATAATACAGAAAATAAAAATATTTTTGTTGAAAGAAGTCCTTATTTTATAAAAAATTGTTTTATTGAATTAGCAAAAAAAAACAATTTAATAACGGATGTTGATTATAATACATTATTAGATTTACATAAAAAAACGGATCCTTTATGGTTAGATAATATATATATTTATTTAAAATCAAAACCAGATATGTGTTTAACTAGAATAAAAAAAAGAAATAGACAAAGTGAAAATAATATAACATTAGAATATTTAAATGATTTGCATGATTTACATGAAGAGAATGTAGAAAAATTAAAAAAAATAAATAAAGTATACATTATTGAAGTAGAAGGTAAAAGTATTTCAAATATAGTATCAGAAATTACAACATTAGTATATTAAATTGTTGTTTTTATTTTTTTTAAATATTATATAAAAAAAATGATATTAATAATATTTATATTTTAATTATTAGAGAAGTATAAAATGAGTATAAAAAATATTGAAGAAAAGTATAAAAAATATGAATTATTAGAACATATACAATCATTACCGGATACATATATTGGTTCGACAGAATTAACAAAAATCAAAACATATATATACTGTGATGATACTAAAAAAATGGTTGAAAAAGATATTACTTATATTCCTGGATTACTTAAAATTTTTGATGAAGTTATAGTCAATGCTATTGATCATTCTATGCGATTAAAAGTAGAAACTAAAACTGATGTTAAAAATGTTAAAAATATTAAAATTACTATTGATAAAGAAAGTGGTTATATAAGTATTTATAACGATGGTAATGGTATCGATATTGAAAAACATAAGGATTATAATAATGTATGGGTACCTGAATTAATATTTGGCGAATTATTAACATCAACAAATTATGATAAAACAGAGGAAAAAACTTGGGGGGGTAAAAATGGTTTTGGTGCTAAACTAACAAATATATTTTCAAAAGAATTCACTATTGAAACAGTAGACCATTATACTAAAAGAATTTATACTCAAACTTTTACGAATAATATGCGTGAAAGAAGTAAACCTAGTATAAAAACTAGTACTAAACAACCCTATACATTAATACGTTTCTTACCAGATTATGAAAGATTTGGTTTATTAAAGGGTATGACAGAAGATATTTATGAGTTATTTAAAAGAAGAATAATTGATGCTTGTGCTACAACATCAAAAGAAGTATCTATTTATTTTAATAACGAAAAATTATTAATTAAGGATTTTGAAAAATATGCGGAATTATATGTTGATAAAACAGTACAACCAATTATTTATGAAAATTGTAATGAAAGATGGGAGGTTGCAGTAGCATTATCAAAAACTGGTATTCATGAACAAATTTCATTTGTAAATGGTATAAATACAATTCGTGGTGGTAGACACGTTGAATATATTTCACAAAATATTATTAAAAGAGTTGTTGATATGGTTCAATCAAAAAAGAAGAAAACTGTTAAATCACAACATATTAAAGATAATTTAATCGTATTTGTAAAAAGTATAATTGTTAATCCTAGTTTTGATTCTCAATCAAAAGAAACATTAACAACACAAGTTAGTAAATTTGGTTCAAAATGTGAAGTTAGTGATAAATTCATTGAAAAAATATATAAACAATCTGGTATAATTGATAAAGCATTAAGTTTAACTGAATTTCATGAGCAAAAAAAACTTGTAAAAACAGATGGGAAAAAAACATCTAAACTAATTATACCAAAATTAGATGATGCTAATTTTGCAGGAACTAAAAGAAGTAGTGAATGTACTTTAATTTTAACAGAGGGAGATTCGGCAAAAACTATGGCTATTTCTGGATTAAGTGTTATAGGCAGAGATAAATATGGTGTATTTCCTCTACGTGGTAAAATTATGAATGTAAAAGATGCTACATTGCAAAAAATTAGTGATAATGCAGAAATAACAGCATTAAAAAAGATATTAGGTTTAGAACAAAATAAAAAATATACAGATGTTTCAGATTTAAGATATGGTAGTATTATGATTATGACAGATCAGGATCATGATGGTAGTCATATTAAAGGATTATTATTTAATATATTCCAATCATTATGGAATTCATTATATAAAATAGATGGATTTTTAACATCGATGCTAACACCTATTATAAAAGCTTCAAATTCTAAGGGAGAAGTTATTCAGTTTTATAATATGACTGATTATAAAAAATGGTTAGAAACAGATATATCTAAAAAAAATTGGAAAATCAAATACTATAAAGGGCTTGGTACAAGTAAAGATGAAGAAGCCAAAGATTATTTTAGAAATATGAAAAAAATAACTTATAAATATAATGAAAATTCTGATGAAAAATTAGATTTAGCTTTTAATAAAAAACGAAGTGATGATAGAAAAACTTGGTTAATTAATTATGATAGAAATAATGTATTAGATTATACTAAATCATCTGTATACTATGATAATTTTATTGATAATGATTTTATCCATTTTAGTAATAGAGATTTAGAACGTTCTATCAATAATATATGTGATGGATTAAAAGAAAGTACTAGAAAAATTTTATATGCTTGTATTAAAAGAAATCTATATAATAATGAAATTAAAGTTGCCCAACTTGCTGGTAATGTAAGTGAAGTTACCGCATATCATCATGGTGAAAATTCATTGCAACAAGCAATTATTGGTATGGCACAAATATTTGTTGGAACAAATAATATTAATTTACTATCACCAAATGGACAATTTGGTTCAAGAATTCAAGGTGGCAGTGATGCCTCATCGCCAAGATATATTTATACATTATTATCAGAATTAACAAAATTAATATTTAAAGAAGAAGATAATTGTACATTAAATTATTTAAATGAAGATAGTCAAGTAATTGAACCAGAATATTATATTCCAATTATACCAATGATTTTGGTAAATGGTGCTGTTGGTATTGGTACTGGTTTTTCAACAAATATTCCACAATATAATCCAAATGATATTATTGATAGTTGCATTAACATTTGTAATAAAATAAGTGATGAAAATATAAATGTAGCATCTGATAATGATATTCATAAGTTATATAATGTAATTAATAATATTGACATTGAAAATTATGTACCATATTATTTAGGTTTTAAAGGAACAATTCAAAAAAATGATAAGGATATATATGAAAGCAAAGGTGTATATAGTTGGTTAGATGACACAACTGTTGAAATTAGTGAATTACCTGTTGGTTTTTGGACAGAAGATTATAAAGAGTTTTTAGAAAGTATAATATTAAATAATCAATTTAATTTAAAATCATTTGAAAGTCATTATACTGCTAAGAATGTTAAATTTATATTAAAATTTACGCCTGGTTCTAGAACACTTTATGGTAATAGTGATAAATTTCAAAATAATTTTAAACTAGTATCATCTAAAAATTTAAGTGTTAATAATATGCATCTATATAGTAGTTCTGGTGCAATTAAAAAGTATAAAGGAACTAGTGATATAATTAAAGAATGGGCAAAAGTGCGTATTTTAAAATATTATGAAAGAAAAAATCATCAAGTTAAAAACCTACAAAAAGAATACAATATATTATCTGCAAAAATAAGATTTATTTTAGATGTTATTGCAGGTAAAATTAAAATTATGAATATTAAATTAGATGTTATTGCAGAAAAATTAAATGAATTAAATTATCCAAAAATTTATAAAGATAGTGATAATAGTATTGATGATAATGAATTAATAAAAGGTTATAATTATTTAATTAAAATGCCTATTTCACAATTAACATTGGATAGAAAAATTATATTAGAAAAAGAGGTTGAAGATCTTAAAAATAAATTAGATAAATTAAAACAAACTAATATTGAGAAAATTTGGTTAAATGAGTTAGTTATTTTACAAAATAAATGGAATGAACATAAAAAAATAATAGAAGATGATTATTTAGCTGATGCAAATAATACTGCTATTTCTAAGAAAAAGGTTAAATAAAACTTAATAAATAAGTTATATAATCGTGTATTCCATATTCAATTATATTATTTTTATTTTCTAAAGAATAATACCATTTAAATGGTAATATAATACTTTGATTTTTGTTTAATTTCATATCAATAATAGTATCATTTTCATCAGGTATTTTATCTTTTATTTTATCTGGATTTGTTATAAAAATATTAGTGTTATTTTTAGCATATAATATAGTGTATTTATATTTTGTTCTTTCCCATATTTTATCACTATTGTATTTGTAAATTAAATTATATTTAAAAGTATTATTAATAAATTCTTTATCTATTTTGTCATATATTACTATAGGTTTTTTACTAAGTAAATTATCTATGTTTAATTTATTTTTTTCTACTTGTAATATAATAATTTCATCCGAAAATATATAGTAGCATAAAGAGTAAATGATTAAAATTATTAAAATATAATATATTATTTTTTTTAACATTTATTATTATATTATAATATTAGTATATAATAATATTATACGAATAATTTTATTTTATTATAGTAATGAGTAAAAAAAAATATAGTTTAAAAAAAAAAGGCGGTAGTTTAGAAACCGATAAAACCAGTGATATTTTTTTTAAAAATTATAATGAAACTGCTAAAAGTTTACAGGAAAACAATGTTAATACAGGCGGTGAAATATTAACTAGTCCATCATATCCAAATAAATTACAAGTTTTACCACTTCAATCTCATAATAATTTTAAAGAAAGTGACAATTCATATAATATGCATTTAAAAGAATTAGAAAATATGGTTGATAATGTAAAAAGTAAAATAAAACAACAGTCCTATGTAGTTAATAAAGAGCAAGAATTATTAAATATGACTAGAAATGAAAAAAAAAGGGAGGAAATAAGTACGAATAATATTATTGATAATAAGTCTTATGAAATGACTAAATTTACTATTGAAAATATAACAGCTTTTTTAAAAACAATTAAAGATTTAATTTTAAAATTAATTGATATTTTTTTTAAATTTATAAATTCAGAACCATTAGTATTATTTTTTAAACTAATTTTTGGTATTATTGCTGCAGTTATATTTGTATTTTTGATAATTTATTTGATATTTGGTTCTAGTTTTAATTTTTCATTTAATAGTAATAATAATTATAGTTTTAATAATAATGAAAAAATAAATAATAGTAATGGATATTCAATTGGTGGTGAATATAAAAAATGTTCTTGGTACGATATATTTTCTGATCCTATAAAATGTACTAATAATTTTATTAGTAATAAAATAAAACTTCCTTCTAGTGTAATACATACTATTAAAAGTTCATCAAATGGTATTTTAAATACATTTACCGGTACATCGATTAATGATAAATATAAATTTGAACGCCCTGTTTATATGAATGAAAGTGGTAATATTTTACATAGAATAGATAATGTAACGGTTATAGATAGTAAATATTTAAATAAAGAAATAAAGGAAGAATTTTTTGGAAGTGATGTTAAAAATAAATCAATATCAATATTAAAACCAAAAAATATAGAATGGGAATTTTCTTATTTAGATTATAATAGTGATACAGATGCTGGAAAATTACCAGAACAAATAAAAAATTATAAAAATGTCAATGATAAAGAAAGTTCATCTTTAAATGATACTAAAAAAATTGTATTTCCTTGGAAATATAATATACAAAAAGGTGAATTTATAGTAGATTGTAATAGTAAATTTTTAAATAATAAGGATACAAATATGTATATGGAAAGTACAACAGATAACAAAAAATGTATTTCAAATGAATTTAATTATAATAAAGATGTATAGTTTTTAATTTTATTTATATTAAATTATAATAATAGAGTATGACTGAATTTAAATCTCAAACGAACTATTCAAATAATAGTCCAAGTATTTCACTTAGCAAAAAAGAGAATAACGGTTATAAATGTAGTATTAATATTGCTACTAAAAATAATTTATATGATAAAAATAAGAAAATTTTTAAAGGCGATATTATATCAAAAGATGTTTTAAATGATATTAATTTATATGAAAATAGTGATAAAAAAAAATATTCTTTATGTAACAAATCAAATGATGATTATTATTATAATTGTGCGCTTGATCACAAAAATATATGGTTAACTAAAAATAGCAATAATAAATGTGAAATAAATAGTAATATAACTTTAGTTCCCGAAGGTTTTGACCAAAATACTAGTAATGTAAATACATTATTAAAACCAAAACCATATAATATATTAAAAAATTTAGTTATATCTGATAATGATAATGATGTTATATGTTCAGAAAATTGGTATGACTGGTTTACTATACCGGACTATCACAATGGTAATAAATATATGACAGAGTTTGAAAACGGCGAAACAAAATGTTTTATGCCTTGTTTATTTGGTTCTGTGCCTGCTACATCAGATACTAGCAAATTAACTAAATGTATAAATCGAGATTTATATGATAATGGTTTAATAAAAAATACATTTCCCTTTACGCCACTAGCTTTAATAATTTTATTAGGTTCTACTAAAAAAGATTTAAAAGATTTATATTATTCTGAATTTAATTATTTAAATAATATAATTGAAAACTATAATAATCGTGATGATAAGGATTATAAATTAGAATTAAATACTAAATTATTAGATATTATTAAAAATGATGATGAAACATTTGATAATATTTTTAATGACTTAAAAATTATAATACAAAAAAGTATAAATAATATTATTACAGAACCAATATCACATTTAAATATTGTACCACCAATAGACTTATATGATAATATTAATTTAGAACCAAATAATATATATACTAATAAATTTATTATAGAAAAAGCGTATAATATTTCTAATAATTTTAATAATTTTTTATCAAATCCCAAAGATATGAGTAAAAAATATAATTTATGGTTAGACGAATTATCTGAAGTAAATAATATAAAAAATTATAATTCTTGGGAATTTAATAAATTATTATTACTTTTGCAATCAGCGTGTGTAAATTGTTTTTCATATCCTAGTTCAAAAGATAAAAATTATAAAAATTTATATATTTATAATAATTATTTATTTGATAATTTAACTAATGATTATACAAGAATAAAGTTCCCAGACATTACACAATCACAAATATTAAAATCATTAGATAGTAGTAATTCTTTTAATAATTTTACTTATGATGAATTAAAAGAAATTTCTTCTTCCAAAATTAAATTATATCAAATGAATAATGAAAATATTTATAATACAGAAGTTGATAAAGATGTATCAAAATTAAATAATGTTGATATATATAAAAATTTAGATGATATAATTTCAAATGAGAATATAAAGAAAAAAAAATTAATTGATATAATTGATATTAATTTAATTAATAATTCCTTATCCAGTAAAATATTAGTCTATATTAATGTATTTTTCATATTATTAGTAACTATACTATATTTATATTTATCTTATAATTTAATTTTACTTACTTGGAGTTCTTTTTCAAATGTAATTAATTATATTATAATGGGTATAATATGGACTATATCTACATTAATAAGTATTTTTAAAATTTTAACATTTAAAATTACTAATACAAAGGGATTAATATTTTCTATTCACGAAAATGCGGTTAAATATGAATTATTTTATGATAAGTTATATCTAGAATATAAAAAATATTTTAGTGATAAAAATAATATTGTTAGATATGTTGTATTTTTTGCTATAATATCGATATTATTTATTTTATATCATAGTTTAATTAATTTATAAATTTTTTAAAAATGCTTTATGTTCTTCTTCCTCTTTTTTTATTTGTTTAAGTGCTTTTTCTGTTCCTAATTTTTCTAATCTTTCTATTCTTTTATTATATGCAACTACAGTTTTAATATAATGTATTTGTTTTTCTGTTGGTTCTTTATTTTTATAAATTGCTTTAAAATATTTATTTTCTTCAGGAGTAAATATTTTCTTTTTTGGTTCTGCTGGTTTTTTAATACATTTTCCTGTTTTATGACTAATTATTTGTCCTTCGGGACACGGATTTTTATTTCCACTTTTAGAACTTTTTTCATTAATTGGACTGTTTTTAAGATGTATTACAAACTTATTTTTTTTTAGTTCTTTTTTTTTTGGTTCTTTTTTTTCCATTTTCTATATACTTAATAAGAAAAAAAAGTACATTTCTTTATTTTTTTTAAATTTTATAAAAAGTTTTATAAATTTTTATTTTTTTTATGAAATGTACTTTTTTTTTATATAAAAATTGATATATATATATTAATAATAATTATTTATGGACACTAACGATTATGATAATTTGTTTAATGAATTTGATAAACTAATTGAATATAAAATAAATGAATTAAAATTAAACTATGAAAATAAGTTAAAATCGTCTAATTCTTCATCTAATATTATAACTGATACATCAAATTTATCATATGATGTAAAAAAAATTTTATCTAAACAAAAAAGTCATGAATCAAAAAGAATTGCAAGTTCTAAAGCAAATAAAAACAAAGAATTGAATAACGTTTTAAATATTATTTCAAATTCGGCGGCATAAAAATAATGATTATTTTTTATTTAAAAGATTATTATGTTTATTAATAATGAATTTATTTATTTAATTAAATTATTAAAAAAAATGTGTAATAATAATATGAATAAAATTATTATCAAAGATAATTTAGATGAAATAAATGATATTAATAGATGCCTAGATAATTTTCTTTTAAAATTTATTAAGCATGATATTAAATTAGATAAAAACGATTATAAACAGTTATGTAATAATCATATTAACAAACAATTTATAAAAAATCGTATACATAAAATTATTAGTTATATTAAACAATTAAATAAATTAAAAGAATATCCCCTCATTGAACAACGTACAAAAGAATGGTATGAATTAAGAAATACTTGTTTAACAGCAAGTGATTTATATGACGGTATTAATTCAAATAGTTTATTACTTGCGAAAAAGAAGGCAGGTGTTTATATAGATGATACAAATTTTAATCATATTAAAGCAATAAAATGGGGAACAATGTTTGAAGATATGGCAATTAGATGTTATTCACAATTAAATAATAATATTAATATATATGAATTTGGATTAATAACAAACAACAATATATCAAATTTTGGTGCATCGCCTGATGGTATAACTGAATTAGGAATTATGATTGAAATTAAATGTCCTTATAAAAGAATTTTAAAAAAGGATTATGTACCAGAAAAATATTATTATCAAATACAGGGTCAATTGGCAGTATGTGAATTAGAAGAATGTGATTACGTAGAATGTTATTTTAAAACATATGAAACTGATGAAGAATATATTAATGAAGTAAAAGAAAAACAATTTACAAATACAAATCACGGTATTATAGCAGAATATTTAGATAAAATAAATGACTGTTATTATTATATTTATAGTGATAAAAATTTAACAACAGAAGAGTGTATAGAAAATATTAATAATAAAATTCTTAATTTTAATAAAGAAAATTTTGTATTTCAAACAAAAACAAGATGGGTATTAGATAATATTTATATACAAAAAATAAAATATAATATAAATTTCTGGGAAAATATACCAGAAAAAATAAAATTATTTTGGAATAAAGTAATTGAATGTAAATCTCTTCCAATAGAATATAAAAATAAGAAAAAATTAGAATTTATTAAAGATGAATAATTATTTTATTCTATTTTTAAATTTTTCTATTAAAAATTTAGTATTAATATAATATAATATTAAAAATAATAGTATTAAACTTAATACAAAGTTTATATTATTCATATTATCTATAAATTATGTATATATTTATTCTATTATAATTTGTTTTATTTCATCGTTATGACTTTCATTTTCATCGTTGCTATCACTTTCATTTTCATCGTTGCTATCACTTTCATTTTCATCGTTGCTATCACTTTCATTTTCATCTTCACTATCCGTATTATTTTCTTCTATATTGTCGCTTTCTGAATCATCTTCATCATCATTTTCGCTATCATTTTCATCATCACCACCATCTTCATCCATATCATCATCACTTTCGTTATCTATTTCATCACTTTCAACATCAACATCATCGTCTTGATTTTCTCCATCGCTTTCATCTTCACTTTCATTATTATTTCCTCCTTTTTTTAAATCTAAAAATGTAATATTATTATTTTCATTATTATCATCAATATCATCTATATCACTATTATCTTCTAAATCTTCATAATCTAATATAGGAAAGTTTACCTTTTCTGTATTTATTCGCATTTGTATATTCATTGCTTCTAATTCTTGTACTAATAATTTAAAGGAATATGGTGTTTGTATTTTTACTAATGTATCAGTATTACATAAATTACAATGTAATATTTTATTATTTCCATTTTCATTAAATGTTGCTAATGTGCCACATTTTTTACATACAACCCATTCATATTTATCTGAACGTTCCATCATACTTTCTTGCATAAATTGTGATATACCATGACTTAATACACTATCTCTTTCCATCTCACCTATTCTTAAACCACCGCCTTTTCTACGTCCAGCAGTAGGTTGTCTAGTTAATGATACTTTTGGTCCTGTACTTCTTGAATGCATTTTTTCAGCAACCATATGTTTTAATCTAAAATAATATGTTGGACCTATAAATATTTCACAATCTAATTGTTTACCAGTAAACCCATTATATAATATTTCATTTCCATAAGCATTAAATCCTTTTTCTTGCAAAGTTTCATATATTTTTTCTTCATTAAATGGTAAAAATACAGTTCCATCACCACGATAACCATCTAAACAACATAATTTAGCAAATACACATTCAACTAAATGACCAATTGTCATTCTTGATGGTATTGCATGCGGATTAATTATTATATCTGGTTTAATTCCATTTTTACTAAATGGCATTCCTTCTTCAGGTATAATCATACCAATTACACCTTTTTGCCCGTGTCTAGATGCGTGTTTATCACCAAATTCAGGACGTTTTATTTTTAAAAATCTAACTTTACATATAATACTATCATCATTATTAATTTTATTATTTACATATACTTTATCTATTTTACCAAACAAAGAATTATCTGTAACTGTTGAACAATCAGTATATATTATTTCTTTAACATATTCTGTAAAAACTCCTTTTTTAACTTCTTTATATACACATTTTTCATTTAACATACCAATTACAACAACATTTCTACCTTTCGGTATATAAACACCTTCCTTAATAAAACCATTTGAATTAATATAAGTATAATCAGCAGTTTTTAAATTATTAACCTTATATCCTTTTTCTTTATATTCTAAAGGATTTGCAAATATAGTTCTTTCATATTGTGATTCAATTTTTGCTGTAGCAGTAATTGATTTATAATATGATAATGAAAATAAACCACGGTCTAAACTATTTTTATTTATCATTATACTATCTTCTTGATTAAATCCTGAATATGACATGATTGCTACTATAACATTAAAACCATTTGGCATATTATTACTTGATGTATAATGAGATAAACGTGTTGTTACTATAGGTTTTTCTGGATAATGTAAAACATAAGACATTGTATCAAATCTTTTATTAAAATTTGTTGCATATATACCAATCGCTTGTTTACTTTGAGCAGCGTGGAAAACATTTCTAGCAGATTGATTATGATTTGCCAATGGTATATTTGCGCTTATTGCACTCATCATAGTAGATGAATGTATTTCTAAATGTGTATGAAATGGCGTTATATCATTTTTAGTCATAGCAACAAGCAAAGTATCTTGTTCATCTATATCAATGTACTCTATTATTGCCGAATTTTTTTCAAGTTCTAATAATATTTCATTATCAGTTTTATTTGCAAATTGTGGTAAAGTTTTAGGCGATGTATAAAAACTTTTATAATATATATCATCATTCTTATCATTATCACCTAATACATTAATTGTACCTGTTAACATATCAAACCAATTTGTATATTTATTTGAATTTGTATTTAAAATAATTAAAGGACGACAACATCTACCAGAATCTGTTATTATTCTTATTTCATTTTCTTTAATATTCCATGCTAAACTAGTTAACAAATTAAACAAATTATTGCGTCTATATGCTCTTAATACCCTTATTAAATATTCAGGTTTTTTTGTTAAACCATATAAAGAACCATTAACAAATATTTTACAAATATTACGATTTAAATAACCATTGAAATCTTCCATTAATATTATACCAATATCATTTAAACATTCTATAATATAATTAACATCTGAACTTGAAGTTATTTTAGTTAATAATGCCATATTTTTTAAGTAACCAACAGACGCACCATCGGGTGTAGCAAATGGACAAATTATACCATATTGTTGTGAATGTAATCGATGAGGACTAGTTAACTTAATACTTCTATCTAAAGGCATATTAATATTTCTAAGATGGGATAAAAATCCAATATAACTTATTCTAGATAAATCTTGTACCATACCTAATTCAGGGTCATCAGTATCATCTAAACCCCACATACCTTTTAATGAACGACTAAAACTTTTTGTAATTATAAGTGAAGGTATAATTTTATAAATATTATTATTATTTATAAAATAATCATAATTATTGTAACTTTTCCATGCCCCATAATTATAAGTTTTATCTAAACTATCTCTAATATATTTTGTTAATTTTGAATATGATTCATAAAATAATTGCGATAATAAATAACCACTTATATCTACTCTTTTATATATATAACTATCTCTGTCACTTTCTAAAGAAATATTTAAACAAGTATTTATAAATTGTTTAACAAGATAACTTAAATATTTAACCTTATTTTCAAATATTGATATGTTCGGAAATATTTCATTGATTAATATACTTTTAACGTGATCAATTGTTTTATAAGTTGATAAAAAAGATATATATTCAAATGCCTGTTCCTGTGTATATAATATAGATGATGATAATATTGTTGGTCTTATAAAATTATCAAAAAATATCTTTTCACTATCTGTTAAATCATCGCCAAATATAGAATAATAAATATCCTTATCACTTTCCATTCCTAATGCACGAAATAATACAAATAAAGGGATTTTATTATTATTTATACCTTTAAAAGAACATAAAATTGCACCACGTTTTGTTAAATATTGTTTACTATCCGTATCATTTTTAACTAAATAAAATTCAATACTTTTGGGTGATAAAACTGTTTCACCAACATCCGCTGTACATTTTATTAACCCTTTATGTGAAAATACTTCATCATCCTTAATTTTTGATGTAAATAATCGATTAGTTGTTATTCTTTCTTGTGCAATAATTACTTTTTCCTTACCATCTATTATAAAATAACCCCCACTATCATAAATACATTCCCCCAAATTTTTTAAGACTTCTGAACCCTGATTATTTAAAACACATATATCACTATGAAGCATAATTGGCAATGAACCAAGAGCAATATTTTTAAAAGTTGTAGTAAAATTATAATCTTTATCATCGGTTATTTTTACTAATATATTTGCATATAAATGTGTTTCATAAGTTAAATTTTTAAGTCTTGCATCATATGGAGTAATTATTTTTGGTGAAGTTTCTTCATATTCTATAGGTCTATCAATATAAATATCTTCACCATTTTCACCACCAATATATAAATCAATTTTCATAATAATTTCGCCAACATCATTATATTTAATCATTGTAATGGGATTAGAAGATTTTATAATATTAGGAATGTTATTTTTAATAAAATCTCTATAACTATCTAAATGATGACCTGTAAAAGGATATTTGTGATTTTTAAAATATAAATCTAATATAGCCCATTCATCCATTTTATTATATTTCTATTTATATTATTATTTTATTATTATTTTTAAATATATAAATAATTAATATTTTATATTATATAAATGATTAAATCAAATAGTTTAGAAAAGTTAATAGATAATTGTATTAATTATTCCGATTATAATATATCTCTAGTTATTTATACATTATTAAAAAATAAATATAGATTATCTAAAGATAATAAATTAGAATATTATGTAAATAATAATTGGATAATCGATAATAATTCTAATAATTTAAAAAAAGATATTGAAACTATTGTAAATAATGAATTTTTAAAACGTATTAAATATTGGAATAATACAGAAAATAATGATGCCGAATTAAAAGTTCAGAAATTATTAGGATGTTCTATGAAATTGAAAAATAAAAAATATATATTAACAATTATAAAAGAAGTTAAAAGTTTATTTGAAAATGGAGACTGTTCCTTTTTTAATTAAAAAATATGATAATTTAGAAAATTATTTACATTTTAAATATTTACCAAACAGTAATTATTATATAAATAATTATATAAATATATGCAAAGATACTAAATTTTGTATAAATAATTATTTAAATAAATGTAAAAAAGTTTTTTTATTATATTCAACTAAATATAATATAAATTTTTATATTTATTCTAACAAAATAGATACTATTGATTTAATTAAATTATATAATAACTATAAAAGAATTCTTATTTTAAAAGATATTTATAATATAAATAAAAATATAAATTTCCATATATCATTTTCATCCCAGTTAAGATATATACCAAACAAAAACGAGGTATTTAAACCAAAACATATTAATGGTGGATTTACAAATCCACATTCAAATGATATTTATATTGTTCGAAAACAAGAATATTCAAAAGTAATTATACACGAATTTTTACATCATGTTTCTGATATTCAAAATACTCATTTCAGTAATAGTAATATTAATTTATTAAAAAAAAAATTTAATATATCAATACTAACTGAATTAATTCCCATAGAAGCAATTATAGAATTTTGGGCGACAATATATATATTATTATTTATTAGCATTGATTATTCTATTAACTTTGATTTATTAATAAAAAAAGAAATAAACCATTCACTTATTTTATATAATAAAATTATAAATAATTTTAATTATAAATGGCACGAATATACTAACACATTTTCATATATAGTATTTAAATTAATACTATTAATTAAATATAAAAAATTTATGAAAATAAAGTACCCTTATAATAGTGATAAAATTGTTAAATTTTTAATAAATAATTATAAACTTAAAAATATAAATAATTATAATAATGATAAAAAATTTACTTTAATGTTATTTAGTGATTTTTAAACATTTTTATTAATTTTAATAACTTCACACGTTATTAATCTACCTATTTTTGTTGATAAAAAATCTGTTAATAAACCAATATCTTGCGATTTTATAAAATTAATTATATTATCATTTTCAATTATATAATTTACATAATTTTCACCTATAAATTCTTTTAATTTTAGTTCAACATTATCATCTACAACTGATTTAGGCATTATTGTATTTATATTAATATTATTTAATATACAAATTCTTCTATATTTTTCCATAACATTTTTCATAACATTTAATAAACTATTAAATTTTTTATTTTGTGATTTTATACCTGGATATAATATACTTGTTATACTGGCACCATCTATTTTATTTACTCTTTCAATAAATTTATTACATAAATCAGAATAAGTATTATATATAGTATTATTATTATTGTTTATAAATGTTTCTGAATTAAATATTAATATTGATAAAATATGTGTATTTGAATATAATATATCATATATATTATATATATCTTGACGTGTTTTTAATAATGTAATATCACCATTTACAAAATCAACTTTAATATTATATTTTTTTTTTAAATATTCTTTTACACGATAAGAATATTTTATATTAGTATTATCCACTAAGATTAAATCATACCCTTTTTTTGCATATGTTAATGTTATACCGTAACCTATTTTATTTATTGAACTAGTAATTATTGCAACTTTGGGATTTAATGTTATTATATCTGCTGCATATACAAATATAATATTAATTAATAATAATAAATATTTTAAATTCATTATAATTATTATTATATTTATTACTTAAATAAAAATTTCATAATTCTACTATACTTATTTCATTACCAACTATTTTTAAATATTGATATTTTTCTTTACCATATGCTCTCGATATTCCATTATCTATATACCATGTATTATTATGTAAAGATATAGTATCTACTGTATTATGACCAATAAATATAAAATTGCATTTTAATTTATTTAATATATATTTAACATCTTCTTTTGATTGTTGTTGTCTTGTCCATACAATTCCATCATTGTCTAATATTATATTATCAAATAATTCTTTATCTTTTACATCAACTATATTTAAAAGAACAAACTTTTTCCATATTTCATTTATATAAAATATATCTTTATTATATTTATCTAATAAATCTAAATGTTTTTTCGTAATACCTGCATGACAAAATATTAAATCATTTACTTTAACAACAAGTGGTCTATTTGCTAAAATATTACTATATATACCATTTTTTTTAAAGGAATTTAGTCTATTTGAATATTTACTATTATTTGAAACATAACTAAAATTACCCAATATATTCATTAATTCATGATTACCATTTATAGATATGAAAAAACTGTTTTTTGTTAATGCTAAATTACTTAAAATATTTGTAAAATTAATAACTTCAACATCTGATATTATCTCCCAATTATTAATATGTTCATTACGATTTAAACTGTCAATTTGATCACCTAATTGTATAACAATCGTATTATATGCTATCCATTGTAAATTATTATTTATTATATTATCATTAATTAATATATTTTTTAGTCTTTTTAAATCACCATGAATATCTCCAATTATTAATATTTTATCAAATTGTTTATTATATATATACGAATTATTAAACATATTTAAAAAATTATATATTTATTAATAATAATATATAATTTATTTTATATAAAAATGAGTATCGAGGATGTAGATTATATGAAAAAAAATAGTTATAAAGAAAATTATACATTTTTAGTAGATAGTAGATTACGTGATAAAAATTTATATCCCGAACCTAATGAATATGTTATCAATTTTGAAATACCATTTAAAAATGTTTTTGGTATCGAAATTTTAGATATAACAATACCAAAAACTATGTATAATATTGATGTAAATACCAATAATTTTATTTTATATTTTAATTCTAATATTGACCCGTTGATTAGTTATGATAATAATGTAATTGGTAAAAAATGGGAAACAATAACAGAATATAATAATAAAATAGAATTAGAAAACACTAATAATAGACATTTATTGGAAAAAAATATAAATAAATTAAATGCAAATATCATAACGGAATTAGAAGATGATAATATTAAAATTGAGAATTTAAATACTATTAATTATATTAAAACATTAAATCAAACAGAATGGATTAAACACGATTTTGTTAATACTTGTAATATTATTAATGATTATAATGATATTTCATATTTTAAATATATATCATCTAATATATATTTTGACAGTAATATTTTAAATTATTATATGTATAATATTGAATATGACGAATTTATTGCAACTCTTAATTATAATAATATTTCTAATATATATTGTATTAATAATAATACAAGTAATAAAACAGATATTTTTGATAATAAATTAGGTTTAATATGGGAAAACATAGGTATAAATAAACCATTAAATTTAATAGAAATTATAAATTCAAATTTATCAAATGAGATTGATAAAAGAAATAATGATAATCATTCAAATTATTATGATAATTATTCTTACATAAATTTTTATGAATATGAAATTAGTGAATATATTGAATATAACAATTATATTAAAGCTAATGATTTTTATTATAAACCAGTTAATTACATAAATTTTGGTTGTGAATGGATATATTTTACAAATAATATAGAAAATGACTACATAAGTAAAATTACTAATTATATACTTATTGATAATAATATAACTAAATATTTAGGATTATTACATACATATAATATATTAGATATTGATACATATAAGTTTAATAATAGAGAATTAAATGATATTAATTTTGATTTAAGTTTATTAGAATATGACTCTTATGTATTTTTTAATTCACCATTTAAATTTTTTAAAAGTGATAATTATATTATAACAGGTTTTAATTTAAAAAACAATATTAATATTTTTAATAAATTAGAAAATTATGTAAATAATACAAGTGCTGATAATATTGATATTAGAGAAATTTTAACATATAATGAGTTAAATATATATATTGAAGAAACAATTATTAAAATAAATAAAAAATTATGGTATAGATGTAAAAAAATAGAAAGCAATTATTATAGAATAACAGATATTGATAATATATTTCATAATAAATTAGAAAACTTATATCGTATAGAAATAACAGATAATGAATTAGAAATTATAGAAAAAAATAATTTGACTATTAATAGATATAGTTATATAATTGTTAATAATAATTATTATAAACCATATATTGAATATATATTTGATAATTACAGTGATAAATATTTTAATTTTAATAATATTTTATGGAAACCTGTTACTTTATATTATAAATCTAAAGGTAATTGGATAAGTAATAAAAGTTTAAATAATATAATAATAAATAATAATTTTAATAGTAATATTACACATAATTTATCATACAATGATTTAGATTTTAATTTATTTCCATCCGGAAATAATTGGCAACATATAAATAATAATGATAAATATATTGAATATATAAATTATAATATAAGTAATAATTTAGAAAAAACATTGTTATATAGTATTGATAAAATTAATGCGGTTATACACAGTAATATAACAACTGAATCTTATATTAAACATGATGATAAATTTTATTTTCCAACAAAAAATATTTTATTATGGACATATTCTAATATAGACGAAAGTAGTTTAATTAGTTCAAATAATGTAACAGAATCTTATAATTTAATTGATATTGAAAATAAATATTTAAATATTAATATTACTGATATAGATAATTTACATTATTTAAATTATATTAAAATAAATACAATAAATAATAACTTATTATATTATATTCCTAAATATAATAATATATTAAGTGATACATTTATTAGTGTTAATAATAAATATTATAAATTTCAACCAGAATATATATATAAACCTTTAATCGAATATAAAACCCCAACTGATGTATATGATTTAAATAATACAGATGATTATAATGTTTTTCTTAATAAAAAATTTGAAAAAATAGTTATTAATATTGAAAAAGGTAATTATACACTTAATAAATTAATTGTTGCTATAAATAATAAATTTTCTGTAATTAACGAAAAATATAATTATTTAAATTTAAATTGTACAGGTGCAAGTGATCCCATCGATTTAACAAATATACTTAAATTTACATCAGACCGTAAAATTATATTTGATATGAATAATTCAACTATTGATGAAATATTAGGATTTTATTCAATTACAAATAAAAATAATATAAATTATCAATATATTAATATAAACAATAATAACTTATACAATAAATTTTTCCATTCTATATATGATACTAATGAATATATTATAGCTCCTGGAATGGTAAATTTATTAGGAACAAAATATATTATACTAAAATCACCCGAAATAGAAGACCATTTATATGGTTCATTTTCATATACAAAAAATACATTGGGACTTGGTAAAATTAAATTAACATCTAGTGGTTTAAATGAAGAAAAAAATACATTTTATAAATTAAAATTAAAAGAGTTTCATCCAATTGGTAAATTATCAAAAATGACTTTTAAATTTGTTGATTATAATAATGAATTATATAATTTTAGAGGGATTAATCATGATATGATAATTGCAATACATTATTATAGTGCTGTACAGACAAATTACTTAAATAAATCAATTATTAATCCTGAATACAATATGAATTTTATTGATTATAAATATAATAAACCATTAAACAATGATGATGATGATGATGAAGTTCCCTATAATATTTATAAAAAAAAAGAAGAAGTATATAATCGTTCAATATTTGATAATGGTTATGATGTAAATAGAGAAACATATAATGAAACTAGCGATAATGAAACTAGCGATAATGAAACTAGCGATAATGAAACTAGCGATAATGAAACTAGCGATAATGAAACTAGCGATAATGAAACTAGCGATAATAATATTTATTGATCATTTACAAATAAACATTCACTACCATTATTATTATTACATAATGTATATTCTTTACAAATATTTTGAATATTATTTAATTCTTTTAAATTTGTATCTAACGTATCTTTTCTTTTAAATATTGGCCATATATAATCATTTACATTCATTTTTGTCATTGATAATTCAGTAAAATATTTATTATCTTTATTTTTACAACTTGCTTTTAATAACATATCAATCATACCATTATTATCTTTTAATTTTTCTTCCCTTTTTTTCTCAGCTTCCTTTAATTTTTCTATTATTTTATCAATATATTGTAAACCCTTTTGTTGTTGAAAACTAAACAAATAAATAATTTCATCAATGTGAAATCCTTCACCATTATTTATATTATTAATAATGTAATTCACATATTCTTCTATTTTCATATCTTTTATCTTTTCCCATCTTAATTTTGCATATTCAAATGATTTTTTATAATTTTTATTACTAAAAATATCAATTTTTACATCACATATATTTTTTAATTTAATATCTATATCATCTGTATCCTGAGATGTTTGTAAAACATTATCTTTATAATATTTTAATGATGCCAAATTTTTATCAATTACAATATTATGAATAATATCAATAATATCATTTTCAGGTTTAATATCTATATATTTCCAATTGTTTGTTTTTTTAACAACAACTAAATTATCAGTGCTACCAGTATAATTAATTTGTTTAATCCAATTAATTATATCATTAATATTATTTCTATCTTTTTCCGGATTATACTTTTCATATAATAAAGTTTGATATAAAGGGTGAATATTAGTTTGTATTATTACATTTTTATTTATTAAATTAAACCGAAACACTGCAGATTTATTTATATTTTTCCATTTTTCAACTAAATATTTAGCATATTTTTCACTGTAATCACCCTTAATATGATAACTATCTATCCACTCTCTATCTTCTAAAGAACTTTTACTATATTCTTTAGTATTAAAAATACATTCATCACAATTAGGAACACTATAGTGATGACCACAACCTCGCGGACAAACTTTTAAAATATCTTTATTTGTAAATTGTTCAATATATTTAGAATTTTTTTTAACTATTATTTTATGTAACAATAATAAATTTAATATAAATATTAAAATTATAGAAACAATAATAAGAATATTAATTTTATTAAACATTTTTTTGTTTCTCTTTATATATTATTGTTATTTTTATTTTATTTATATAAAATATATAACCTATTAATTATTATGTCTCTATATAATATTGTAATATTTAATGATAAAAAGTATATATCCGATGATTGTAGTAATATAGAATATGAATATATACAATGCTTACATAAATATAAGAATACTAATTTATGTAATCATATATTTATGAAATTCAAAAAATGTGAAAAAAATATTAACAAAAAATAAGTATGGATAAATATTATACAAATAATAAAATTATAAAATTATGTTGTAAATTATTTAAAAAAAATATTAAAATTAATAAAACAGACTTAATTATAGAACCTAGTGCGGGAGATGGTGCATTTATACCTTGTATAAAAAATAAAAATAATTTATTAATGGATATTAAACCAGAAAATAAGTTAATATTAAAAAAAGATTTTCTTAAATTTAATTACAAAAAAATAAAAAAAAAATATAATAATATTCATGCAATTGGTAATCCACCTTTTGGAAAAAAATCATCTATGGCTATAAAATTTATAAAATATTGTTCAAAATTTTGCGATAGTTTTTCTTTTATATTGCCAAGAAGTTTTAATAAATATTTTTTAAAAAAAACAGTACCATTAAATTTTAAATTAATTAAATCATATAATTTACCTTATAATAGTTTTAATTTACCAATTAAATTAGTGTTTCAAATATGGAAAAAAGTTAATTATAATAGAAAAATTATAAGAAAAATATATCCTAATAAAAATTATATTTTTGTTAATAAAATAGATAATCCAACAATCGCTATTAGACGTGTGGGTTCAAAGGCAGGATATATTTATCACAATAATTTAGAATTAAAAAATACAAATACACACTATTTTATTAAATTATTAAATAATAAAAAAATAAAAAGTAATAAATTATTATTAAAAACAGAAAAAAATAATACATTGGCGGCGTGTAGTATATCTAAAATGGATATTATAATAAAATTAAATAAATTACTTATCTAATAATGTCAAATAATTTGGTCTATATAAATAATTACGCAATAAATTACTATTTTTATCGTTTAAATCCTTACTATTTATTACTTTTCTAAATGTAGTATCCATATTTTTTAATAAGTAATTAATCCATCTTAACTGATAAATCATTGAAAACATACCACATTCTGTATTTAAATATTGATGTTGATGATTATTATAGCGTATTTTAAAATTTTTATCTGGATAAATTTTATTACATTGTGATTTTATATTTAATATAAATTCCATAATTAATTTAGGTATTTTTCTAGCAACACTATCATAATAATACGCTCCAAAAGATTTACTATTACAATTTAAATTTATAAATGTAGATGTCCAATGAGATCCTGGTTCATCATGTTTATCTAAATTAGTTATAAATCCTAAATAATTATATTTTTTATTAATTAAATCTTTTTTAATATTGATATTACACATATTACTATATAAACATTGGCCTTTTTTATTTTTAACCGCAAAATCAATAGAAAATGTTCCTATATATTTATATTTATATTTTTTTGAATTACTATACTGATACATTATTTTATCAATATCATAATTTGATAACCATTCTTTAGGATTTTTAATCCATTCAATTGGTTTTTCTGGTTTTAATTCATTCATTTGTATATTTTGTAATATAGTATTATTTTCTACCGGGGTTAAATTTTTAATAATATCCGGCCAAAACCAGTATTTTCCCGAACCTTTAGTAAATTTTTTCAATTTATTATCTAATTTTTTAAATAATTCAAACTGAGTATTATTATCATAATATAATATTTGTGATTTTTTATATTTTTTTGATTTATTATAACTATCAATTAAGAATTTTAATGATTCTTTTGATAAACATGTTGGGCCGTTAGAAATAGCCGAAGGACTGCAATATTGATTTTCAATTTTCATATCCTAATTATTAATAATTAAAATATTTTATATTTTTAAAAAGAATAAAAATAAATTATAAAGCTTTAAATATCCAAAGTAATAATATAATTAATACCGGATAACTTAATCTTAATAATAATTCTTGATTATTAGTTAATACATTTTCATTAATATATTTTGATAAATAAAATGTAAAAAGTTTATCAAAAGAAATCGCCAAAAGTATAACTAATGAAAACATTATTAATTTAAATACTTCGGTCTTTTTGGAATGTAATTTATCCCAAAATGAAGTATTATAATATACAACTTGTTGCTGTGGTTGTTTATTAACTTTTTTATATGGATATTCTACGGGTATATCTTGAGGCATTGTATATTGTTCACTTTCTCTTTGTATTATTGGTCTTTCATCATAATTTGTATTAGACATTCTTTTTTTTCTATGTTTTTTATCTACTATATTATTATTATTATTTTCTTCAAAATTTATTTTATTATCTCCCTGAATATTATTTTCCATATTATTCATTTGAGATATTTGTAAATTATCCATATAATTATTATCTACTTTTTTTTCTTCATCTAGATATCCATATGCAAGATCTAATTCTGTCATTATTTTTGTCTTACTTACTGTTTTATTTAAAATATTTTTTTTATTATTATTATTAATATTACAACAATAATAATAAAATATTATAACATTATTTATTTATGACACCGTAACAATAAGGATAAAAAAATGATAAAATGCCAAGTAAAATATATAAAATAAAAATTGATTATATATATTAAGGTTAATATATATTTAAAATGGGTGGTATTCAAGAAGAACTAAATTCATTTATACATAAATATAGTGTACAAAAAGGATGTCCTTACACAAATACAAGTATTGGACATCCAAAAAAATCATTATTTATTCCTGATGATAAATATGATGAATTTATTAGAATTTATAGTTTAGCAATTACAAATGGGATTCATTTACATTTTACAGAAAAACCATTAAACCCAAGTCCATTAAGAATTGATTTAGATTTTCGATTTTTAATAAGTCCTACATCACACGAAATTGATGATGATAGTTTAAAACCTAAATATAAACGCATTTATACAAATAAAAATATATTAAAAATTATTGAGTTTTATAATGCTGTTATTACTAAATATATTGATATTAAAGAAGATTATAATGTTGCGTATTTAATGGAAAAATCGAATCCAACTGTTTGTAGAAATAAATTAAAAGATGGAATACATATAGTTTACCCTTATATAAAATTAACTTTTAATGAACAACATTTTATTAGAAGAAAAATACTTGATGTTGCTAGTGAAATGTTTTCCGGTTTATCTGTTTGTAATAATAATGAAGATATTATAGATAAAGCTATTATTGATGTTAACTGTTGGCAAATGTATGGTAGTAGAAAACCGGATTGTGAAGCATATGCTGTCACTAAAATATTTAAAAATGGAACAGAAATTTTTGAACCAGTTTCTGCAGAACAAAATTTAAAATATATTAAATTATTTTCGATGAGAAATACAGAAATAAATCCTGATATATGTAAAGTTAAAGATATTTTTATATCAGAAATTGATGAATATACTAAACATATTTTGCCATCAATTGATGTAAAACAAAAAAATAAATTACATAATAATATCTTTGCCAAATCTTTAAATGTTAATAAAAATAATACATCTGATGCTGAATTACTATTATCGCGTAGATTAGTTTTAGATTGTATTTCTTGTAATAGAGCAGATAATTATGAAGAATGGATTAATTTAGGGTGGGTATTAAGAAATATTGATTACCGTCTTCTTGAAACTTGGATTGAATTTTCTAAAATTAGTTCATCATATGTTGAAGGCGAATGTCAAGTTCTTTGGAATAAAATGAGAAAAGATCATATGGGTATGGGTACTTTAAGATGGTGGGCGAAACAAGATAATTTAAATAAATATAAAGAAATTATTGATGAATCATTATTTCCTTGGATTGATTTATGTATCAGAGGTGATGGTACTCATTATGACGTTGCCAAAGTAGTACAAACACATTATAAAGATGAAATTAAAGCAGTTAACAAATCAACCTGGTATTATTATGATAAAGATAAACATAGATGGCGTCAAACAAGTGAAGGTCTATTATTACGTATTATATTAAGTACCGATATTTGTAATAAATTTGTTGAAAGAACTCAATTTTGGAATAGTTTACAAATTAATTTAGAAGATGATGATCAAAAAACTGCCAATGCTGAAAAAGCTAAAAAATCTTTGAAAATTGCTGGACAATTAAAAAATGCAGGTTTTAAAGATAGTGTTATGAAAGAATGCAAAAGTTTATTTATTGATGAAAAATTTGACGAGTTATTAGATAGTCGTTCACATTTAATTGGTTTTGCAAATGGTGTTTATGATTTAAAAATGCATATATTTCGCGATGGTATGCCCGATGATTATATTTCATATTCTACTAAAATTAATTATATACCATATAATCCAGAATCACCAGAAATTGAGGAAATTAATGACTTCTTTTCAAAAATATTTATAAATGATGCTGTACGAAATTATGTATTAGATATTATTGCTTGTATTATTGATGGAAGTATTGTTCAAGAACGATTTTATGTATTTACTGGTAATGGTAGTAATGGTAAAAGTAGATTATTAGATTTTATTCAAAAAACTATTGGCGATTATTATAGTATTTTACCCATTGCTCTTTTAACACAAAAAAGAGCAGCATCCAATAGTGCTCAAAGTGAATTAGAAAGAACTAAAGGTAGACGATTTGCTGTTATGCAAGAACCTAGCGAACAAGATAAAATCAATATCGGTTTTATGAAAGAATTATCTGGTAATGATAGAATTTTATGCAGAGGATTATATAAAGAACCATTTGAATTTAAACCACAATTTAAAATGATTTTAACTTGTAATGAATTACCAGAAGTTCCAAGTGATGATGGTGGTACTTGGAGAAGAATTAGAGTTATAGAATTCCTTTCTAAATTTTGTGAAAATCCTAAAAAAGCAAATGAATTTCCAATGGATTTAGAATTATCTGAAAAATTTGATAGATGGGCGGAAACCTTTATGAGTATGTTAATTGAAAGACATAAACATATTAATCCTAATTCCATACATGAACCGATGGAAGTTAGAATTGCTACAGAAAGTTATAAAAATAATAATGATATTATTGGTCAGTATAAAAATGATAGAATTGTATTATTAAATAATGATGATAATAATAATAGAGTTCTTATTAATACTCTATTTAATGACTTTAGATTATGGTGTATTAATAATGTTCCTAATAATAAAAAGAAACCCGATAGAAATCAATTAAAGGCATATTTTGAAAAATTAATTGGTCCTTATTCTGATAAAGGATGGAAAGGTATGAAATTTAAAACAGATGAAGAAGGGGATAATGAATAATTTAGTTATATATAATTTACTTTTTTTTGATATTATAAAAAAAAAATGATAATATCACTAATTATTTTTATATATTAAGAATGGATTCTGCTGATAATAAAATAACTTTAGAAGATACTATTTCAATTTTACAATTACAAATTAGTACTTTAAAAGATAAACTAGAAATTGAAAGAAAAGAATATCGTGAAATGTATAATAAACTTAAAATTGAAAATGCAGAATTAAGAGAAAAATTAAATATTTTATAAGTGTTTATTTATTAAATAAATTAATCTTACTTTAATATTAAAATGAATAATGAAGATTTTAGTTTAAATGAAACAAATAATTTAATTAATGCTATGAATAGACAAATTAAAAAATTAAAAAATAAATTAGAAATTGAACGTAGCGAACATATTGATATTTATCAAAAAATAAAAAAAGAAAACGACGATTTACTTTATGAAAATAATTTACTTAAAAATAAATTAAGTAATATAATTAATGAATAATTTTTTTATATTTTCAATTATATTATATTTTGCAAATACCTTACAATATCATACAATAATTCATAATAAAAAAATATTATTATCATCAAATAATACTAATACTACATTATCATTACCTAAATTAAAACTTAAAAATATTACAAATGAATTAAATACTAATCTTAATAAAAATAGTAAATTTTGTCATATTAAATGTAACTGCTTTTTTTCACATAGTGTTGTTAATGATAATATTAATGTTAAATATAATCCATTTTTTTAATAATCTTCATCTGATTCCGATGGTAAACCTTTTTTTCTTCTTTCTGCTTTCTTTTTTTCTAATTTTTTCTTCTCTCTAGCAGTTAATACCTTTTCTTTTTTTACTTTGATTTCATTACCCATAGAATCTAATACTGTGTCGCTTATTTCAATATTTTGATTTATTTTTTCATCATTTTGTTCCTCGCCTTCTCTAATTAATTTGCCATTATTTACTATCCATTTTTCACTACATATGTTATTTGTAAATTCACTGTTATGTGATATTAATATTACACCACCTTCATATTTTTTTATTCCTGCTGCTAATGCCCCTAAAGAATCTCTGTCTAAATAATTTGTGGGTTCGTCCATAACTAATATATGAGGATTATTCCACATACACGCTGCTAATACTACTTTCACTTTTTGTCCACCAGATAAACCACGTATTCTTGAATGCGTTGCTATTTCAGATTCTATACCCATCTCATATAATTGTTTTTCTATAAATTTAGTTGTTAATGATTTTGTTGCTAATCCAGAACGTAATGCCTCTTGTTGATCTAAACGTTGTACTAATTTTGCATATCCATTCTCTTCTAATTTTTCTCTTGATAACCATGTATTTTTATCTACATCTTTATTTAACCATTTTACCTCATACTCATATGTTCTTTTTGTTTTTCTTCTAGAACATAAATATTCTATTACACCTTTTTCAATTGTACCATCTTCTGTTTTAAAAACTTTTTCTTTTGTTAAATCTTCTTTATCTTCTGCTTTTTCTCTATCTTCACCAGATGAATATCTCCATTGTATATATTCATTTGGTGTTTTATCTAAATGTTTTTCTAAATGATAAAATGCATGTTGCGCAATATATGCTATACGCATATTTTGATGACGCCATACATTACCAATAGTTGGTTTTAGTTCTCCGCAAAATATCTTAATTATTGTTGATTTACCAGCACCATTAGGTCCCGTAACAGCAACTCGTGAATTTAATGATGCTTGCAATGTTATATTCATAACTGTTGGAATTTCTCGCATAGGATATTTATAAGTACAATTTTCCATTTTAATAATTGCTTTCCCTTTTGATTTAATTCCTTCTAATAATCCTGGTGTTGGAAATGTAAATGATAAATTTTCATCTGATAATTCATAATATGTTTTCGCTTTTGGTACTCTTTTTACAAATTGTTCTAAATTTCCTTTATAATTTTTTAATTTTCTATTATCTTCATAATGTATTATATTTGTTGTAATATTATCTAAAAATTTTGTATCGTGTGATATAATTAATGATGTCTTTTTTGTTTGAGATATTAAAAAATTTTCCAACCATTTTATATTTGTTGTATCTAAATGATTTGTAGGTTCATCTAATAGTAATATATCTGGTTCTTCTAATATTGCACTACATAATGCCAATTTCATTTTCCATCCTCCAGATAAATTAGATATTACAGAATTAATATTAGCATCTGAAAAACCAAATTCTATTAGTTTGTTATAAATAACATTATCATCTATATTTTTATTAAATAATTTAATAAATTCTACTAATTTTAAATCTGAATAACTGCCCTGTATATCATGTTCAACATATACTGTTTTTAATTCTTCAGGTGGCGGAAAATTATCTACTTGTCCATTTGCAATCGCTTTTAATAACGTTGATTTACCACAACCATTATATCCACATATACCATATCGTTTACCTCTTTTTAAATGTAATCTTGTATTATTTAATAATATTTTTGCTCCATAACCTAATGAAAATTCACAGTTACATAAATCCTCCCCTTCCTCATTTTCATCATCTTGTATTTCTTTTGGTATACATGTTTTATAACATTCATTATAAATATTATTAATATCACTATTTGTAATATTAAAAGGTGCTAGATAATAATATATTATATTATTCCAATTATTTTTATCAAATAAATTACCGTTTATCATAGATAATAAAACAGATGTTAAATAATTTATATGTATTTCACTATTAATATTATTTGTATTATTAATTATTATATTTTTTAATTCACTTTCTGATATTATTTTAGTTGTTTCAAATGTATTAACATAATCATCTATATTATTTAGTGTTTTTAAACATTTATTTGCCATATTACGTGCTTCCGGTTCAGACATTTCATTTGATAATTTTAATATTAATGGTTTTAATTCTGGTAAAAATGTTGATGCTTCATGAGGATAATCAATTAATTTACACATATTATCTGTTATAACACATACTTGTCTTTTACTTTCTATCTTTTTTTCTTGACATCCTCTTATTAATATTGGTACAATTATAGATAAAGTTGGATTATCTACAGATTGTACAAAAACAGTAGATGATAATTTATATAATGTTTCACCAACATTTTCAGGATTTTCTATTGTATTTACTATTACATCTATTAAATCTTTAATATCATTATTTTGACAAGTATTCATTACTTTTTTAGTAACATTTTTCGCTACTTCTTTTACTTCTTTTTTTGTATCCCACATTGAATTTGATACAACTGGCATTACTTTTGATAATGTTTTAGAAAATGGTAATATAGAGCGGTCTGAAAATTCACCTAGTAATTCTAATGATAATAACTTTGTTTGCCAACTTGTGTTACTAATTCCTTCAAATAAATAATTATTTATTTTATTAGTTGAATAAATATTAACTATTTTTATTAATTCCTTTGCTGTTTTATATGCTTGAATTCTAATTTCTTCAGATTTTTTATAACTAGCTAATAATAGTATATTTGGTAAATAATCTATTAAATATATCTCATTATCTTTATTATTTGATAATTTTTCAATTAAAATTAGTGCTATTTCAATGGTATTTGGACTATTAAATAATATATTTATTATATTTTTTTCATATATTTCATTTATACTATAACTTAATAATTCGTTTATTACTATATCTTTTTCTTCAATATATTTATTTTCTTTTAAATTATATACTAATTTATTTATATTATCTAATAAACTGTATTCTGTACAGTTTTCTACATTATTAAAAGAAGCATTTTTTATTAATATGGATGACATTTCTATATAATAGATTTTTTTTCTTTTATATATTTTTCTTACGGGTTTTTAATAATGAGTTGTTTTTGGATTATATATAATTATTTATGTAACACTAATAATTATTATGATTCATTACCGACTGTTTCAGATTCTGATGATGATTTATTTGAAGAATTATCAGATTAATATTTTTTTGTCCAAATATCATGGCAATGTGTTTTAAAACCACCATTCTTTTTAGTTCCCCAAGAAAGAAATCTTTGAATACCAGAACCATTTTTAAAAAAAGATGCAAATTCTATATAAATTGTTTCATTGTCATCAAATAAATTTAAATTTTTCGGAATATTAATATATATACCATCGCTAAATTTTAATTGATAATAATTTACAATATCATTATTTGATATTGGTATATAATATTTATGATCTGAACTCCAAGATATTTGCGTTGATGGTGTATTATTTAATAAATTATGTATTCTATAATTACCAACCCAATTATTTTTTAATATTATATAATTTATAGTTGTATTTTTATCAAATTCTATTATATTTTCTAATTCTTTATTTGTATAATTTGTTACTATTTTGTTTTTTGATTTATATAATTCTGTTAAATTTAATTTATTATCTGTATTAATATGTTCATCTATTAAATTATCTTTTTTTAATATAAATTCCTTTAAATTACCATTTATACCATCATATGATACATGCATACCAGTTCTAATTGAATTATTATATATATAATTATCGGTTAACCATATATTAAATGTAAATGTTAAATTTGTACTATTTATATTATTTTTATCAAATAATTCATTTATTATATTTTGCGGCGGTATATAAGGTGTATAAGTAATACCACAAAAATTTGGACGAAGTATTAAAGTTCTTAATATATCTGCATTTTGTGGTAATTTATTATATATTTGTGTATTATTATTTTTTAATTTTATAATTCTATTTAAATTAAAATGTTCATATCTATAATATTCTTTATTATTATCATAATAACGTCTATTTATTTTATAATAATTTGGAACATTAACTTGTTTATTAATAATTTTACTACTTTTTAATTTATTATTATTACATATATAATTGCTTAATACTATATTTTCGTTATAACATATTGGATTTTCTATTAATTTATTATTTTCTGTTATTAAATCTATATTATTATAATAGTACCATTTTCCGATATAAATTGAACATTTATTATTTTCAGGAAATAATTTATTATTCCAATTCCATTTTTTATCAATTGTTATAAAACTATTTTTTACAGGATAAATTATTGAATATAAATTAAATGATAATATATAATTAATATATAATAATATTAATGCAATCTGTTTCATTAATTTAAACAAAGAAAATAATTACTTAAGTATTATAAACAACCATATATGCTTCGCTATTTTTTGATAAAAATCCAATATTATCTTTGTTAAAAACTTTTATATTTAAATCATCATATAATATAAACTTTTCAGTGTCATCATCTTTACATATTGCAATATAATGTCCATTATCTAAATTACCAATATGCATTCCAATTGATGTTAAATGATATTTTTTTTCTAAATTAGTATCCATTAATATACATCCTTTTTTTATATTTATATTTTGATTTATATCCACTTTTAAATTATTTTTTTTTATATTATTTGTATATCTCTTTATTAAAAATATTAATACATTTGGCATTTTCCACAATTTTAGAGATTTTGTATATTCTGTACATTCTTTGCATTTTTCACATTTCCATTCATCTTTTGATACTGTTGATTTTAAATAATTTCTAAATAATGCTGTTAATGATTTTGGTTCTGATGAATTTGGTAAATCTAGTTGTATTGAATTAAATGGTTCAAAATTATAAGACATATTTTTACATTTATTACATTCAACAGTATTTAAAATTACACCTTGTGATTTACATAACCATTCACTTGTTTTATTATTATTAAAACAATTTATTGTATACGCAACTTTATCATGTATTAATTCACTGTTTAATTTAATATTTTCAAATTCTTTATTATATTCTATTTTTTTAGATATTATATTTAATTCAGATGCCAATTTATCATTTAATAAAAACCATAATTCTGTAATATCAATTTGTTCTCCCTCATTTAATTCTTTTATATAATTATATACAGCATTAATAAATTTATTTGGACTAACAGAACTTTTTTCTATATGCAATATTTTTAATAATTCTTTTAATTCATATGCTAAAGTATTTTCTGGAACATCTTCATTTAATATACTGCTTCTTAAAAATTTGTTACGACATATTATTTGAACTAAACTATTAATTGCACAAGTTGAACCTAAATTTTTCAAACCTTGCATATTAGTTATTATAATATATTTTATATTTATATATAAAAATAAAAAAAATGATAATATTTATACAATAAAATTATATATAATGTGTGATTTTACTGAATTTGAAAATACAATTTATGATTCTTCACTTCATGATTATATTAACGGCAATGTTATGTGCATGTTAAAAAGAAATGAAAACCGTGATGTAAATAAATTAACAAAGGACATTATTATTGATTACTATTTTCATAAAAATAATATCCCTAAAGAAAATTATAATATTTATTCAAAAAAATATGATGATATTATCAGTAATTCATTTACTATTATTAATAATGAAAAAACTAACATTATTAACAATGATTCAGAACAATTTACTAAATATTATTCTGACACTGAATGGGAAAAGGATAAGCAACTACATTATAAACAATATTTTGGTAGATATAAGGACTTACTTTATATTATTGAATATTATGAAAAACTAAGAGAAGAAGAAGAAAATAAAATTTATGTTGATGAAATTACTGATGATTGTAATGAAGATAATGTAAATTATTTATCAGACGAAGAATATTATTTTAGTGATGAATATTATTTAGATGAAGAAGAAGATGAATTATATGATGATTATTATGATTATTAAATATAATATATATAAAAAATTGATACTTACTATTTTATAAATATAGTGTAATGTCTTTACAAGAAAATACAAATAATAAACACGTTATTAGAGATAATGTAAAAAATTTATTAAAAAAAAATATTAATATTTCAGATATAGAAATTGATGATTTAGAAATTGGTATTTTTAATTCTTCATTAGATTATGCTAATTCCTTAAAAATACAATTATCTTGGAATAATCAATTATTTGTAGATACATATTCTAATATTGCTAGAGCAATTTATAGTAATTTAAAAACAGATTGTTATATTAACAATAATTATTTAATTGAAAAATTAAAAAATAAGGACTTTTTACCCCATGAAATAGCATATATGTCTAAGGAGGATATGTTTCCAAAACGATGGGAAACTATTATTGAAAAACAGAAACGTAAACTCAAAGAAGCTTATGAAATTAAACAAGTTTCTATGACAGATTCTATTAAATGTGGTAAATGTAAAAATAATAAAATTTCTTATCAAGAATTACAAACCAGGTCTGGTGATGAGTCTATGACTATTTTCTTTACGTGTATTATTTGTGGTCATAAATGGCGTACATAAAATTATTTACTTAAGATTAATATTTATAAAAATAATTATTAATGGTATTATTAATAAACGGTATATTTAATAATATTAATCGCATATTTAATTATATTATTAAAGAAAAATTTGATAATAAAATAAATTATTATAACTGCATGGTTGAACTATGTCATTTATTAAAAAATGTTTTAAATGATATATATAATATATATTATAAATATATTTTATTAAATAAATTAAATAAATTATAATGTATTATCTACTAATTTTGTTAATATATATTGTGGCACATTTTCATAATTTGTGTTTAATAATTTATTAATTTTATTTATTATTTTTTTTTCATTATTTTCAAGTAACTTGAACTTTGATGTTTTTGTTTCTCTATAATAAAATTTATTTTCCTTACTTACTAGAATATATTTTCTTATATTTTTAATATCATTATTATCTATATCTGTATCTGTATTATATTCTTTTTTTATTACATTATTAACTGTTTTATAATCTAATTTTATACCTTCACTTGTTTCTATATAACCATTTATTATTATTTCATTGTTATGTACTTTGTTATGACATAATTTACATAAACCTACTAAATTATGTTTTATATTTTTATGAAATGTATTAAAATAACCATTCTCATCACTATCGCATTGAAAATTTATATGATGTGTATCCTGTACTTTATTTTTACATATTTTACATTCTTTTAATATTACTTCTTTATTATAATTTGATTTATTTAAATTTATAACAAACGTATCTAATTGTTGAACTTCTTTTCTTATTTTTTCTGCATTTTTAACAAAATTAAGTGGCATATCTAATGCCTTGCATACTTCTAAACCATATATATTAGAACCCTTCCCTTCCTTAATTTTTCTTTCATAATATATCACATTATCTTCAATTTTTATATGTAAATGATTTATCTTTAATTTTGATTTTTCTATATTGTTTTTTATAACACTTATATCTACTAATTCGTGTAAATGTGTTGCAAATATAAAACTACATTCTTTTTTTACTAATGTATCTATTGCTGATGCAACAATCGATAATCCTGATATTGATTCTGTACCACTACATATTTCATCCCCTAATACTAAACTATAATTATCACATCTATGTAATATATTTCGTAATTCACACATTTCTACTGTAAAACTACTCATACCCTTATAGATATTATCAACATTCGATATTCTAGTAAAAATATGTTTATAAGGTTGGTAACATAAATCCATCGCTGGCACAAACATACCAGCTTGTGCCATTATTATATTTAAACCTATTGTTTTCATTAAACAACTTTTTCCTGACGCATTTATACCATATAATAATATTCCATCTTTTGATAATTCAATATCATTCCCCACATATTTTATACTACTATTTATTCTTTCAATAATTGGATGACGAATATCCTTGCCTTTAAAATAACCAGCATTATTATTATCAACAATTGTTGGTCTATAATATTTATATTCATATGCATTTTTTGCATTGCAAGTATTAATATCTATATTGCCTAATTTATCTATAATTTTATCTAAATTATTATTATTTTTTTCTATAAATTTATTTATAAATTCCTTGTAATATTTTGTATTTAATTCCGTTATTTCTGATATCGTTTTGTTTATAATATTTGTATATTTAGATAATTTATCAGATGTTAATTTATAATAACCTTTTTGTTGCGGTGTTATAAACTTATATGTTGATAATAAACTGCCATTTACTGCTTTTGAATATTCATATCTTTTTTTTGTTATATTAAAATGATAACCATCTCTTTCTGAATATTCTATTTTACAAAAACTATTATCACCATTATTATCTATATTTATTATTTCATCAGCTAATTTTTGTATTTTATCATATGTTTCTATATACTTATCTTCCAATTCATCAATATCTGTATATATTCCTCTATTAAATATATTCCCTTTTATTTCATTTAAATTATATTTACTCGCGTTTTCTAAATTTAGTATTTCATATGATTTTATTATTTCTTCTACTATTTCTGTTTTTTTTGTTAAATTTAATAACTTGAACACTTCCATTGCATTATTTAATGAATTATCAAAACCATTCCATTCGTGTGGATGTAATTTATTTATTATTATTTTTCTTTTTATTCTTTCTAAATCTAATATTTTTATTAAATGTTTTGATATTGGTTTAAATAAATTATTATTTAATAATTTATCTATCTCATCATATCTATTATTTAATTCACTACTATCGTAAATTGGTTGTAATAATCTTTCTTTAAATAATCTACTTCCAAACGCTGTATTACATCTATTTAATATATCAATTAATGGTTTTTCATGATTATGTAAACTTATTATATTTAATTGTAATACACTGTCATATTCTAGATTTAAATATCTATGATTTTCTAGTATTTCTGGACGTTTTATATTTGATATAATATCTGCATTGTGATTATATGCAAATTGCAATAAACTACAAAACGCAATTTTTCCTATATGATAATATTGTAAATTTAACACATCAAAAATATTTAATTGACTTTTTAAATCCGTATAAACATTTTTTAATATTTCTTCCTGATATTTTTTATTTTCCATTACATCAATATACTCATAAGAATTCCATAAATAATGAACTAATATATTATTATTTAAATGTATAATTTCTTTTATTTTTTTTATATCATTATCATCTATGGATTCATTTGATATAAATACTATTTCACAAGGATTATAAGATATAATTATTCTAACAATTTCATTATTTGCAAAATCTTTATCGTCTTTACTTGATGCTATTTCTGATATAAAACACTTACCCGTTGATACATCTATTAATGATGTCCCAACTATATATAAATTATTGATTTTTTCATAATATATTATCATCATATAATTACTTTTTTTCGTATTTAAATTTGTATTCATACCTGGACTTAAAATTTCTGTTACTTTTCTTTCAACTTTTTCAACATTTGATGATTCTGTTACTTGTTGAATCATAACTAATGTATAATTGTGCTGTAATAAAATATTTTGAAATTTTGCTATTACATATAATGGAAATCCTGCCATTAAAGCATTGCTTTTATTTACCTCATTTATTTTTTTATTTTTTCGTGATATAGTTATATTACAAATATCAGCAATCTTATAAATGTCCGCATCTGTATCATCTTTTATAGAATATATTTCATAAAAGTTTCCTACTTGCATTAATACTAATGTTTTTTCTCCATACTTTTTTTTATATTCATTTGTATAAAAAATATAATCATCGATTAACATTGTGATATTATTATTTTATATATTTTTATTTTTATATAGATTATAATGTTCTATTAATTCTGTTAATTCATTTGAATTTATTGTTTCTTCATCTATTAATTTTTTTGCCACATTTTTTAATAAATTCATATTTTCTTGTAATATTTTATTTGCTTGTTTATTACATTTATTTATTATTTCTTCAATCTCATTATATATCATATTATTTGTATTTTTTGATATGTTATCATTATATACTACATTCCCTAATTTACTAGACATTCCAAATTCTGTAACCATTCTTTTTGCCAATGATGTAACTCTCTCTAAATCATTTGATGCACCCGATGTTATATCTTCTTTGCCAAATATTAATTCTTCTGCCATTCTTCCACCTAATGTAAATGTTATCATTGACATAAGATAATCTCTTGTATATAATCCTGAATCTAATATATTTTCATCTGGAACAAGAAATGTTAAACCACCTGCATTACCTCTTGGTGCAATAGATACTTTTCCAATTGTATCAAAATTTGATAAAAATGCACCAACTACTGCGTGTCCTGCTTCATGAAATGCTACTAATTCTTTATTTTTTTCACTTCTAATTATATTTTTTTTAACTGGTCCTAATGTAATTTTATCTAAAGCATCATCAATTTCTTTGTTCGTAATTGATGTTTTATTATTTCTTACTGTTAATATTGCTGCTTCATTTATTAAATTTGCAAGCGATGCCGGTGAAAACCCTGCTGTTTTTTTTGATACTTTATCAACATCTATTTCTTTAATTGGTTTATCTTTAATATATAATTCTAATATTTCTTTTCTACCATTATAATCAGGATTATCTATAAATATTTGTCTATCAAATCTTCCAGGACGCAATAAAGCTTTATCTAAGGTATCTATTCTATTCGTTGCTGCAATTACTATTACATTAGTGTTTGTTTCAAAACCATCCATTTCTGTCAATATTTGATTTAAAGTTTGTTCTCTTTCATCGTTACCTGCACCCATCCCATTACTACTTCTTTGTTTTCCTATAGCATCTATTTCATCTATAAATATAATACACGGTGCATATTCTTTTGCAGTTTCAAATAATGTTCTTACTCTTGCGGCACCAGTACCTACAAACATTTCTATAAATTCTGAACCAGATACACTAAAAAAAGGTACTTTTGCTTCACCAGCAATAGCTCTTGCTAATAATGTTTTACCTGTACCAGGTGGTCCTTGTAATAATATACCACTGGGTATTTTAGCACCAACATCTTGATATATTTTATTATCTCTTAAAAATTCTACAACTTCTTCCACTTCTATTTTTGCGTTATCTATACCAACTACATCACTAAATGTAGTATTTGTATATTTTAATTCATTATTGAAATTTGCTTTTATTAATTCGGGTAATGTATTACTCATTATATTTGTACGTATATATCTTAAAATTATAAATGATATTAGAAAATATATTACTAATCCATACTGCATCTGTAACATATTATAATCAGTGTTGTCAATTATAATATCAATATTATTGTCGTGTAACATACTAAATAGTTGTTCATTATTAGTATTTACATTTTGAATAGTATATTTATTTTTATCTTTATCAATAGCAATAATATTTTTATCATTATTTACAAAATATGTTTTATCTATATAACCATTCTCGGCAGAATAAATAAATTCGGAATAACGTATATTTTCAATTTTATTGGCGTTAAATGTGTTTTTAGTATGTTCTATTAAATTATTATTGTTTATTAATTCGCATTTTAATTGTGGTTTTCTAAATAATGGTTTATTAATACCTCTATTAAAATTAAAACCATATGTTAAATTAATAAATAATAATATTATTAAGTTTCTCATTATTAATATATTAATATAAAATTATATTTAAATAGAAAAAAAATATTTACGTAAAATATTATAGTTATGAATTTAACAAATTCTACATATCAAATAGAAACTAAACAAGACCAATACATATTAATTGGTATTTTTTCATTACTAGTTATGTTTATTGGTGGTCTAATTAAAATATTTTTATATTATAAACCAGTAAATATTATTATATAATAAAAAAATATGATTATTATATAAGTTTATATTTATATTAAACTTTTGTATGGGTTTAAAAAATAAAAATAAGTTTTTTTATAACAGAATATCTCACAAATATGGTATTACAAATAAAATAAAAATATATTTTGATGAAATATGTTTTATATTATTACAAAATAAATAATTTTATACCATTTTGCTTTCCCATTTTGTTTTTAATTCTTTTATATTTTTTTTTATTGTATTATTTGGATTATCTTTTACATAATTGCTTAAATTTTTTTCTAAAAATTTATTAAAATCTGTATTTTCTGTATTAGCAAATATTAATTTATTTTCTTTAATTTTTTCTAATGTACAACTTTTACACGAACCAATATTTTTAAAAACGCCTTTTAATTTTGTATTACAATCACATTTTTTTAATATATTTTTTGCTAAATTTATTAAATGATATAATTCTTTTTTTGAAAGAAGTTTTAATTCATCTTCAATGCTACCAATATCTTCCATTAGTAATATAAATATAATAAAATATTCATTTTTTTTTCTTTTTTTTTCTTAACACTGGCCGGACTGGACGTGTTTCACCCTCACTATCATAAATTATATTTTCATTTTTATTAACAATTACTGCTTCTAATTTAGTTACATACATAATTATAATTATGTTATATTAAACAAAAAAAATCATTTTTTATTATTCAGATACAATATCATATTGTATTGGCATATCAGAATCTTTCGGTCTATTAGCGGATAATCCTTTTTCATTATTAACTACTGCCCAGGTATCAATTGTATTTGAATAATCTTTTACACATTCGCCTGTTAATTTATGATAATGAGTAAAACACTTAAATTTATAAAATTCTAATAATAAATAAAACATTTTTATTTAATAATATAAATATTCTTTATATATATTATAACTATTTTTATTTATATATAATAGATTAATATAAAATTATGTTTGAAGATATACAGCAATTTATATTTCAAATAGTGCTTTTTTATATTGCATATATTTTGATATTATATTTAATAACAACTATAACAAATAAAAATATATATTTAATAATTTATATGGGATTATCTATGATTATATTATTTTTAATTGTATTTTATAATCGAATGTCACTATATTTTCAAAAAGAAAAAGATAAATTAAAAGAAGAAAATTCTGCTGATAAACCCAGTGATAACAAAATATGCGATGACTGGAGTTCAGAAGAATGTAAAGAAAAAATAAAGGAATTAAGTAAAAAAAAAGATACTGAAAAAAAAGAATCTGGTAAAAAAAAAGATACTGAAATACAAAATAACGATATGGCAATTATACAAACAGAACCAGTTGTCGAACCACAACCCGTCGAATCAAGCAATCCAAAACTATTAAAAGAAAATATTGAAGATGCTGATACAATAAAAAAACAAGAAGAAATAATTAGAAAATATATTGATAATTATAATAAAAATAAAAGACCTATAGATGAATTGGAAGAAGCAAGAGATAATGACGCACCTTGGATGGATCATGATAACGATAAAGGAAATAAACTTTATCAAGCATTATAAAATTATCTTTTGTCTACACTATAGTATTTTCTAATATTTTATAGTATTTACTTAGAGAATTTTTATATTTATATTCATCAAAACCCATATACGTATATTTTTCCAATTTATAGTTAAATTTTTTATCATTTAAAGTATATGTTTCATATGTATATCCATTATACTGTAATATTGAAGCAATATGTAATAATATTTCATCTAATTCTTTATCAACGTGTAAATATGGATAATTACCATATGGTATATCTATTTGCCACATAGTAAAATATTTATTATTATCATTTTTATATGATATAGATGCATCTCTATAAAATTTTAATGCGAATTCTTTATTACGCGATGTTGATAAGAAATTATCTGTTTTTAATATTATTCCTGGAATATTTTCAAATAATGATTGCTTTTTCATATTATCTAATTGATATTGTTTTCTCCAACTTCTAAATAATTGTGTATTTTCTATTTGAGATAATTTAACATTACGAGTACTAATACACATATCATATTCTTTTTTTTGCATTTTAGTAGGTCTTTCTAAATAACTATCATTTCTAGTTATTTCAGCCCAATTTATATAACTTATTTTTGAAAAAATATTTGGATTAAATATGCTTTCACTTAATTTTACAACATTATATAATAAATTTTTAAATATATAAAATAGTAAAATACTTTTCTTATTATCATTTATATATTCATATTCATCAATTGTATTTATTAATTTTTTTAAATAACTATAATTATCTACCGATTTCTTTATTTCTTTAAATGATATTTTACATAATTTTTTACTATATAATAATTCTTTTAAATCTTGTAATTCAGATAAAATATTATAATTTAAATCTAAAAATTTATTCATATTTAATTCTATTTTTTCGATGATTTCAGTATTATTTAAATGTTTTATTGTATCTTTAGTCAATTCCATTTTTTCCATCCAATATTCAAAATAATCACCAGCATCATCTTCTATAACCCAACTTTCTAATATAGTTTGTATATGTTCTTTAGAATAAGTACCTTTTTTCGAGAAATTTATTTTCATTTTCTAAAAAAAAAATTATATACTTTTAATATTATTGATTAAACTATTTTTAAATACACTATATTTGTTTGTAAATATTTCTTTATATTTATTTATGCGTATTGTTAAATTATATATCACTATTTTTATATTTTTTATTGCAAAGTTTATTTTTTTATTTAAATATTCATTTGTTCTTAAACGATTTATACTATTATTTATCATTATATATACTATTATATTATTATTTTAAATATTTTATAATTTTGGTTTAATTGCAGGTTCTAAATTTTGTAAAGGTATATCTATTTTACGCCCATCATTGCTAAAATCCTCTCCTCTTTCATTTTCTAATTTAGTAAATGTTGTTCCTTTATAATTACCTAATTTTAGTGTTGTTTCATATTCTTTACTATTTCTAAGATATTTTATTTTAATAATATCATTTGGACTATATTTTTTCAATACTTTATTTAAATCATCTGGATTGTTTATTTCATATTTATCAATTCCAATTATAATATCACCGATTTGTTCTATTTTATTTTCTTTCGTTTTTTTTAATCCAACTAAACCAGCATCTTGTGCCGGTGAATTTTCTGGAACTTCTAATACTAATATACCTTTGTTAATGATTGGAATACCACTTTTTTCCGATTCACTTGCTGATGGATTACGTTCCATATAAGATATACCTAAAATTGCACGCTGCACATAACCTGTATTAATAATATCTGTAATTGATTTAATAGAATTCTTAATTGGTATTGTAAATCCTACACCAGAAGATACGCCTAAGCCAAGTGACGCAGTATTTATACCGATTAATTCACCTTTACTATTTAGTAGAGGTCCTCCACTATTTCCTGGATTTATTGCTGCATCTGTTTGTATTACATTATATATTTTTCTACCAGTCGGTGCGGTTAATTCTCTATCAACCGCTGATATAATTCCACTTGTTAAAGTATGATCTTGTCCAAACGGGTTACCAATTGCATATGAAAATTGTCCAATTTCTGGTTTAATTTCTTTATTATATTTAATAATATGTAAATCTTTTTTTGGAATATCAATTTTAAGAACTGCTAAATCAATATCTGGATCAATTCCTGTTAATTTTGCAACATAAGTTTTTTTAACATTATTTTTATCTGTTATTACAACATTTGCATTATCAACTTTATTTATAACGTGAAAATTTGTTATAATATGTCCTTCATCGTCCCATATAAATCCAGAACCTACTCCTTTTGGTAAATCTGTTTTATCTAAATTAAATTTTTCACCCATTGATGTATATTCTGTAGTTATAAAACATACAGATGAAATAGCTTCTTTAAATAATTTTTGTTGTTCTTTTTCAATATAAGATAATATACTATCATTTTCTGGTATATATTTTTTTGTATATGCTGATGTATAAGCATTGCTTTTTTTTATATTTAATGTATTTAATAAAATAGTACTGTATAAAATATTTCTACGAAATTTATTAACACTACTATTTATATTATCTTCATTTTTTAAATTACACATTTTACTTATAGAAAATTGATGTGACATATTAAATAATGCACACAACACAAAAACACATATTTTAAACTTCATATCGTATTATTTATAATATGTTTATTTTTTATATAAAAAATGATTTTTTTTATTTATATAAAAAATATTAATGACTTTAGAAGGTATCAAAAGCTTACAACAAAAAGCGGGAGAAATTATTATTAATAGATATCAATCTTTTAATGAAATTCCAGATGAATATAAGGAATTATATATTAACTATTTACCACCATCTTGTGGTATAAAAAGAAAGTTTGATGAAATTATATAAAAAAATGATTTAAATATATAATTATTATTAGAATGTTTAATTATTTAAGAATTTTGCAAAAAAAATTGTATATTGCACCAATTCCATATCTACCATATACTGAAGATACTGTTACATATCCAATTTATAATGATAAATATTTATTTTATTGGTTTAATTGTTATAAACTAGATAAAAATTATTGTTATTTCTAAATTAATCCATATAGTAACATTAATGAAATATCTGTAATAATATAATTTATGCAATTATTACATTTTTGTTTTTTATAATATTCAATATCATAATCATCTATACTTCTTTTTCTTTTATAATTACATTTATGTTTTTTATTTATATTATTACAATCAGCATATAGTCTTTTTCTTTTATGCATTATGTATCCATTATAATATTATATTACAATTTGTTTATATAAAAATATACACAGTTATTAATATAAATGTTTTTTATATTTTTATTATTTTTAAATATTATGAAAATATATTGTTATATTAAAAATCCGTACATTTTAAAAAGATTTTATAATTTGGAATGTACGCATTTGGAAAATTATGTTAAAAATATATTAATTTTAGATAACGATATGCCTACATTATATACAAATATTGATGTTAGTAATAATAATTTAAAAAAAAAATTATACTCAATTGAACATATTTATCCTTATTCTTATTTACCCACAAATGCTAAATATGATATTCATAATTTAATTAAAACCACTAAAACTATTAATTCATATCGTTCAAATTATAAATATTGCGATAATATATCAAATAAAAATAACTGGATACAATTAGAAAATAACAATTATGTTAATAATAAAAGTAAATTATTTATTCCAAATAATAGTTCGAAAGGTTTTATATCAAGAGCAATATTGTATATAATTTACACATATAATTTAAAAATAGACTACATTATTGATAAAAATACTTTAATAGATTGGTTTTATAAATATCCACCCACTAATAAAGAATTATATCATAATTATATTGTTGGTAAAATACAAAAAACAGAAAATATATTTATTAATAAATATAACACTAAAAAAATTATTAGAATCTTGGATAAAATATAAAAAATGATTAATATATAAAAAAAATGGTATAAAGATAATTATGTCATCTGATGATATAGATTTATGGACTTTATATGATAGTATAAAAAGTGACTTAAATGAGGAAGATAACAATGCTTTAAAAACAAAATGTAGTTGTGGTTCCAATAATACATACGAATCAGAATCAATGACAATTTGCAATGATTGCAATGCAATTATTAATAAATGTTTAGATACTGGTGCTGAATGGAGATTTTATGGTACTGACGATAATCGTGAAGGTGGTGACCCTTCACGATGTGGTATGCCTGTTAATTCATTATTGCCTAAATCCTCTTTAGGTTCAGTAATTGGTGGGTCAAGAAGTGATAATATAGATATGAAAAGAATAAGAATGTATCAAATGTGGAATGCGATGCCATATGATGAAAGAACATTATGGAATATATTTGATAAATTAGAATCATTAACAACTAATAATGGTATTCCACAAAAAGTTATAGAGGATGCAAAAATATTCTATAAAAAAACATCAGAAAAAAAAATATCAAGAGGAGAAAATAAAGACGGATTGATAGCTTCTTGTATTTACCATTCCTGTTTAATTAATGGTATACCTAGAAGTTCTAAAGAAATTGCTAAAATTTTTGATATTAGTGCTGTAACTTTAAATAAAGGGAATGCACGTTTTCAGCAATTACTTCAAATTAATGTATTATCATCTAATCCTGAAGATTTTATTTCAAGATTTGGCAGTCGTCTTAATATGAAATGTTCTGATATAAATAATTGTAAAAATTTAATTAAATTTTTAGAAAATAATGAAATTTTAAATGATAATTCACCTACTTCATCGGCGGCGGGTATTTTATATTACTATTCTCAAGAAAATGATTTAAAATTTACTAAAAAACAATTTTCTGAAGTTTGTAGTGTATCTGAAGTTACAATTGTTAAGTGTTATAAAAATATTTTAAAATATAAAAAATTTATTGATAAACATAAAAATACAATATATGTCGCGTGAAAAAAAGACTTTTTTAAATATACTATTTAAATATATAAAATGAGTAATATTATTGAATTTAAAGATTTAAAAAAAAATGTAAAAAATAAAAATGTTTATATGTTATTTGGTTTTAATAACAATAATCAGTATATAAGTTCTACTGAAGTTAATAACACTGTTAAAACTTTAGCAAAAACAATAAAAAAAAATGCAATATTATTATATTTTGGCGAATTATATGATAGTGAAAAAATGAATCTAGGTTTTGTTTACAATGAATTAAAGAGAAAACGTGAAGATATTGATATTATTATGGTTGAAAATATGAGTTTAAATAATGAATTATTACAAGTTCCCGAATTTGTAAATTATCAGTTATGGTATACGGAAAAAAATAAAAAAACTCGCGGTACTAATTCTAATAATAGCAAACCATTAGGTGCAACGAAAGTTTGGTATAATTTAAATAAAATACAACAATTCGAACATATTTTTATATTAAATGGTGATAAAGTAACATTAGAAGAATTTACTTTGTTAAAAGAATTAAATATTCCATATACCTACTTTTTACTTAAAAGAAAATTTAATGATGATGGTAAAACGCTATTAAAAAAAAATGCGTCATTAAGTGAAAAAATCGGTTTATCTTATGTTATATCAACTTTAAATGATGAAACACAAACTGATGAAAAACAAGTTACAGAAAATAATCAAGATAAAATGACAAATTTATTACCTGAAATATGTGATAAAGTTGTTGAAAAAAAAAAGAAATAATTTATTTCAACCCAAATGTACTATTTTTTTTATTAGGACCCACGATATCTGCCGCTTTTTTATCTAAATTATATTTTAACATTAAGTGTTTATATTTCGCTACTGTATTTTTATTATTTTTTTTAAATAATTTATTATTACTACATAATTTTAAAAAATTAAAACAATTTACACAACTAACAAATAACAAAATTAAATATATTTTCATTATATAATTAAATTTAAATTATTTTTATATACAATTATTTATGTAAATACTATTATATATATACCAAATATTAACCACGGATAAATATGTAAAATTTCATTATTTACAATGCTCATTTTAGTTATATATTCATAATATGTAAAAACTGTACTTAATACCATTGCAATTCGTCCAAAATTTATTTCAATATCTTTTATTTTATTTTTTTCTATTTCATTTTTACCATTATATATATTTAGTGGGTCAAAAATGTAATTTTTTTCTATTTTTTTTTTATTTACTGCGGTTAAATCGCTTATATCTATTAAATGATTTAATTCAAAAAGCATTACATAAGATAGTGTAAATATATAAAAAAGTGGATGTATTTTACATAAATTACCATTTAATAAAGAAGGTACCAATTCTTTATTTGCAAGCAAATTATCAGAATATAACATAGTTGCTAATTTTGGATGAATTATTTCAGCAGAAAATCTACCAGTTACTGCCAACATTGCTATGCGAGAATGTTTTAGTTCTGCTTCTTTTAATGAAACATTTTTAAATAATACTTTTAAAATTTTTGGAAATTTTTTATTTTTATAAATGTATTTATTATATATATTTTTTACAGATATTTTTTTATTTATTTCCATTTTTAATGGAATAAATGCGGTTGTTGTACTCGATATTAATAATAAAACTAAATATTTTAATTTCATTTATTATAAATTATAAATATTTTTTATTATAAAATTTCTCCGTGATAATAATTATTATTATATTTAATTAGTTTATCTGTATCATCACTAATTATATTTACAATTTTTTTTAATACATTTACATTTTTTTCTAAATTTTTAATTGTATTATAATTATTATTATAATTATTTGTATAATTTTCAACATAATTACTGTATAAACTATCTTTATTTTCAATATTTTCAATATCTTTATTAATATCATTAATAACCTTTAATCTTTCTGGAATATAACCAACTGGAGGTTCCCATTTTTTTTTATTATTTGGGTCATATCCAACTGGTAATTCACAAGTTACATTTTTAAATCTATGTGGAATATATCCTGGTGGCGGCGGGACCCATTTTTTATCTTTTTTGGAATTTAATAAAATATATGAATCAAGAATTTTAATACTTTTTATAAGTACGCTTTTATTATTTGTATTTTTATTTGCATTTAAATACCATTTATTATTAAACATTACTGTTCTAGATAAAAATGCATTAGCAAAATTAAATAAACAAATTAAAGTAACTAATTTAAAATATGTCATAATTAATTTAATAAATATAATAATCATTTTTTTATATTATTTTTCTATATCATAAATTTTCTGGTTTGTTGGCAATTTACACTCTAAATAAATAATATCTCTATATAATTTTTTTGGCGATAATGTGTGCATTAATTTACGATTATTAAATACGCATATATCATTATTATCCCATTTGTGTGCAATTATATTACTATAATGTAAAATATATTTTTTCATTAAATGTCTATATAAATTATAACTATCATTATAATTTAATTCTTTTATTTGTAAAAATTTTTTGGGATTTAAATATAATGTTCTACGTTTTTTTGTTTTATCCGAATAAATAATTAGCGATTTTTCTGTAATATCATCATCATTATATTTTTTTTTATAATCTATTCTTAACCCCGTATAATCATATGCACAATTTTTTTGCCTTTTTATTGAATTAGAATGTAATACTGTATATCTATCTAATATTTTTTTAAGACGCATATTTATCATATCATATGCATCTTCTAAACTTGCAAATAATATTTGTTCGTCACTCAATGATGTCTCTAACATATAAATACTGCCTACTATTGGGGTCAAATATTTATTTGAACCGGTAATATATTGTTGCCATATATAATTATCATTATCATCATATAGTATATTATTACTACCTTTTATTACTAAATTAATATTTTGATCTTTACTATTTGATAAATCTATACTATTATTATGCTTGGGGTCAAATATTTTAATAAAATTATAATACTCTTCTGGTTTTATTTTTTGATTTTTAAAAATTAAAACTGGAATCTTATTAAATAATTTATATAATTCTATTTTCTCTTTTTTTGATAAATTATTAACATCTATATTATTTATAATAGCTTTATTCTTAATAAAATTTGGATAAAATACATTGTATGCGGATATATTTATTATCAATATACTCAAAAAAAATATACTAAATTTCATTATTAATACAATTTAATAAAATACTCATTTTTTTATTTTTATAAAATTTGTATTTTCTATATTCTCTATTAAATAATTTATAAATAAACTATTTTTTAAATATGTTTCACCTGATATAAAAAATTTATTGTTATATAAAAATTTAATTTTATTTGCCATAACAATTCTATTTATATTTTTATCTTTACTATATGTATTCCAGATTGATACATTTTTATTTTTATTTACACTTTGTGGAAATATAATTTGCAAATTTTCTAATAATAATTTACTTATATTTATCGTATTTTCAACTTTATCTAAATTTATTTTAAAAAATTTATTTATAAATAATTTAGTATTGTATAATTTTATTGTTCGATTTATATTTAGAATTTTTATTTGCTCTATATTCCATATCTTAAATTCTAATAAATTCTTTTTTGATATTGATGTTATTAAATAATCAAAATTTAATTCGTTATTTATTATAAATTTATTAGATTTATATTCTATATTTTCTACTAAAACATTATAATTTACTGTTATATTTAGTGATATTTTTATTAAATTATACATTTTAGATATTAATAAATTTATATTGTCATTAGATACATAATAATATTTTAATTTACGAGATATATCATTTTTATATATGTTTATAAAATCATATGCATTTATATTTACAAAAATCATATTATCGCCAAATACTGATATCAGATAATCATAGTCATTTTGATTTAATAAATTTTTACACAAATTTATAAATGTATATGATATACAAATATCATATGGTAATAACTTAGATTTTTCTATTACTATATTTATTATATTATAAATTTTATCATTAAATACTAGTTCTAATTCTGTGCTACTTATATTAAACTTTTTTAACAAATTTATATAGTTTTTATGATTATCATTGTATAAATTATAAATATAATTATCCCCTATATTTATTGATAAATTTGGTTTTTTTTCATAAATATTTATTTCAATATTACTATTAATGTATTTTAATGCATTACATAATGTTGAAAAATTTAAACCTATTATACATAATTTTTTCATATAATAATATTATAATATAATAAGATGGAGTATTTAAAAATACTTTTAATTATATTAATTATTATAATATTTTCTTATATATTAATTAATTATGCATATACAAAAACTAATATAATTGAAAAATTCTCAACCCAGTTAATTGATGACAATTTTAAACTAATATCTTCACATAAAAATGTTTTTAATAACTGTGATAATAATATATGCGATATATTATTTTTTAAAAAAAATCGGAGTTATGAATTAAATCAACGTATTGATAATGAAAATATTAAATATCAATACATTTATATAACCGATGATAATAATATTTATTTATTACCATGTAAGGCAATATTATTATGGAAAAAAATAGTTCTCGATTTAGATATTAAAGAACCTTATACTATAAATGCTGTTACTATGCAAAATAATACTATTTATTTAGCAATTAAAACTAATGATACTAAAACAAATTATATTTATTATTCTGTTAATTATGGTAGTTCCTGGGAAAGTATACCAATCGATAAAAAGAATAATACCGCTAATATTTTATATAATACTGATACAAAAATAACAGATATTATTCCAGAAAAAGATTATATAAATATTATTACTTCTACTGTTACTATAAATGGTAATAATGTTTCTTCTGAAATATCATTACAAAGTATTTATTTAAATAATGCTCCAGAAATTATTAGATATTATAAAGAAACTTCTACTATTAGTAAACCTGTTATATTACACTTAAAAAGTTATTCTAATAATTTTTATTTATTACACAAAAAAGACTTAAATGATAATATACAATCGTCATTTATTTTGGTTTTACAAAAAAATGTTTTAGATGATATAGTTTTATATAAATCTAATAATGATATGCCAATTATTTTAGATTTAAAAATATATAGTTATAAGTTACAAAATAACAAAGAGTATTATACAATTCTAGCAAAAAATATAGATAACTCTTTTAAAATATTTAATAATATACCTAAATTATTTATTAATAAAATAGTAAATATTTTTAAAAACTACCAATCGTTTAAAGATTTTATAAATACCATTGATATAGACTCAAGCACTAATGTTGTACTTGATAGTCATAATGGAAAAAATATTGAACTTACAGTAAATAATACAGTAAATTATAGTTTAGTTAAAAATTATCCACTTAATTATAATAATAATATATATGTTGATAATATTTTATATATTGATAATGCATTAATATTTTTATCTAATATAAACTATTTTAAATTATTTAATCTATCTAGCGAATATTTTACTAATACTATTGTTGATTATTTATTTAATACTACTACTAATAATATTACTGTTTTTGATGATAAAGAAAATATGTATATTTCTAAATATTTATTAGATGTAAATAAATTTAGTCCATTTGATAAAGTATCCTATTTTAATAATGAAATCGTTTCTGAATCTAAATTAAATGAATATATCAATCTTGAAGCTAGTTCACAAATATCAATTATAAATTATGATTTTGTTAATTATTTATATTCTTATTATTATAATAAAATTAAATCCAATAAATTAAATTATAACATTAATATTTCTAATATTTATAATTATGCTTTTTATATGATTAATATAAAAACAGATAAAATAATATTTGATGGCGAAAGTATACAACATATTGATAATTTATATGCCAATGATAAAACTTCTTATTTAAATATAGATAATAATTATAATGATAAGGAATATATAATTGAATTTAATAATGATATATATGCCGATATTTTATTAATAGGTGGCGGTGGCGCTGGTGGTAAAGGTGGAGGCGGGGGTGGTTCGGGTGATGTAAAATTATATCAGAATGTAGAAATGACAAAAGGTAAATATAAAATAGTTATAGGTTCTGGTGGTAAAAGTATAGAAAATAATAATACTGATGAAAATATATCAAATGGCAATAATACTTATATTGAAAAGATTGATAATTCAAAAAATTTTAGTAAATTAATAGCAGCAGGTGGTGCCGCTGGTACTTCTTATTTAGAAAATATAAATAATAGACCAAATGAATCTGGCGAAAAAGGAACAATTTATTATAGTAGTGGTGCGGGTGGTGGTGCAGGTGGTAATGATAAAATAGGTAATATAGGTGGGTTGGGTAATATTGTAAGTGGTAATGGTGGTTCTAGTTTTTTTAATGATGAATCTAGAAAATTATATTATGGTGGCGGGGGAGGCAGTAGTGGTCTAGATTACAATTCAAAATTTGCATACAATTTTAATAAATTTAAAAATGAGAAAAATGATGGTAAAAGTGCAAGTGAAGATAATTTAGGAATTGGTGGTGAAAGTTTAGAATTACCAGAAAATTTTAAATATAATGCAGTATATCATAATAAACAATATAATATAAATAAAATTACAAAAGGTGGCGATGGTGGCGTTTATACTAATAATCCATCTATTGAATTAATTGAAAAATTAAAAATATTCAATGATAATATAACAGAATATATACCAGGTTCGGGCGGTAATGGTAGTGTATTAATTGGTGGTGAAAATTATTATCCAAATAGAAAGATAGATGGTACAAATGGTTTAGTTATATTATTAGGAAGTACTAAAAACTTTGAGAATGATAAATCAAGTGTTGATACATCACAATCAAATAGTGAAATGTTAAATTATTATAGTTTAAAGGATAGAGATTTAGACAAAGAAAATATCGAACTAATTAATTTAAATAATAAACGTTTAATTGAAAGAATACGTGAAAGACAGTTTAAAAAAGAAAAAGAAATTATGGATAGAAAACAATATAAAAAAAATGTTAATGAAATAGAGAGTATTAGAAATAAATTAATTATGGATAACTATACCCTTGATAATAGAAATACCAGTATTAATGATCCAATAAACGATTCTTATTTACCTTATCATAATACATATACTAAAAAGGACACTGACGCTACAGATCCTTTAAATAATATTTTAAGATTTAAAATAATAAGTTTATATAAAGAATTATTACAAAGACAACCAACAGAAAATGAATTAGAAAGTAATAAACGTAAAATAGAAAGTGGTATATTAAAATTAGAAACATTAAAAAGACATATTATTAATTCTGATGAATATTTAAGAACTGTTAAATTGCAATCTAATTCTATTAATCCTGAATTAGTATATTCCGCCACAAAAAGGACTATTATTACTAAAATTGGTTATCTTTATAAATTAGAATTAAATGAAGAGGCACCTGATATATTATTAGCAGCATTAAAAGATGTATATCATTATTTACAATACAATGAATATTTATTACGCGCAATGTTTATAAATCCTAAATTTTCAATATTTAAACGAGACATAATGGAAGATAAATCTTTGCGCAAAAATGATATAATCGCTTTATTTAATAATTATTTTGATTTAAATGAGTTAAAAAATAAAGCAAATGATATTCAAAGATATGATAAATATCATAAGCAAAACATTGAACCTAATAAAGATAAAGCGGATGATTTAACAGGTGTTAATTTAAATGATTTAGTATTACAAGATGATTATAAATATGAGCTATGGAGAAATACTGATAGTGATTTTTCGAATACTTCAAATATAACACTAAAAGATAGATTACGAGAATTAGAAAAACTAAGACAAACATTAGATGATTCATTTACAAAAATAGATTCATAAAAAAAGTACATTTCTTTATTTTTTTTAAATTTTATAAAACTTTTTATAAATTTTTATTTTTTTTATGAAATGTACTTTTTTATTTTTAATAAGTAATGAATAAACTAAAAAAAATTATTAATAGTATTGAAAAAAATATTCTAATTAAAAATTATAAAAATAATATCGGCGTTTTTGATTTAATATCAAAATTTATTATAAATAAAAAATTAATATTATACGGTGGTTATGCTATTAATTTAATATTATCAAAAAATAATAAAATATATAAGTCTTACACATCTGCTGACTTTGATTGTTTTTCATTTTCGGCAAAAAAAACAGCGTTTCAGCTTGTTAGTATATTAAAAAAAAATAATTTTAAATATTTAAAAATTAAATTAGCAAATCATAAAAATACATATAAAGTATTTGTTGGCAATATTAATGTAATTGATATAACAAATGTTGATAAAAAATTATTCGATATTTTTATTAAAATACATAAACAGGAAAAGAAAACGATATTAAAAAAATATTATAAAGAAAAATATAATTTAATGCCATTTAATTATTTAAAACGAAATTTATATTTTGAATTATCACGACCACAAGGGTCTTATTTTAGATGGGAAAAATTATATGAAAGATTACAAAAAATATTATATGATTATCCTATAAAAAATCCAAAAAAAATAAATAATATTACTAAATATAAATTGCCTAGTGATTTAAATTATCCAGTTAAAAAAGTTTTAAATTATATAAAATATAATAATTGTCCTATAATTGATAGTTATGCCATTAAACTTTTAAAAAATATTAATAATTCAAAATGTTGTAGAATTCATAAATATTCTAATTATATAACAGTATTATCGAAAACATTTAATAAAACTAAAAAAGATATTAATAATATTATTTTAAACAGTTTGGATAATAATAAATATGAACTAATATTGCTTGACCGCAATGATGATAATTTTACAACTGATATATTAGAAAAACGAGTACGTTTTTTAATAAAAAATAAAAGTAATGGTAATATAATTAGTTTAATTTCTATAATTAATGTCTCCGATTATTGTTTTTCTGTACAAAAAATAAATGGTTACACGGTGGGTTCATATTATACAATTTTAACATTTTTATATAGTCATCTTTTAATATATCAAATATATAATTATATTAACGAAAAAAATAATAATTTATTAAAAAATACACTTTATTATATTAATTTTTACGAGCATAGTACAGTTTACTTAAAAATAAAAAAATTATTTAAAATAAAATGTTACGGTGATGAAAAAACACGGGAAAAAATTTATATTGATAATTGGAACAAAAAATTAACACTTCTAAAAAAATAAATATTATTATGAATCTTCCGAATCAAACGAATTATTAGAACATTCTGACGAAGTATATTCATTATCTATAACATAATTTTCTATATTTTCATATTGTTCTTTTTCTTTATTTATTTTGTCAATATATATATCATTCTCGTTTATTAAATGTTTTACAAAACCAGTAAAATTATTTTTTTTTAATTCATTATTTAATTTATAATTAACTGTTATTCCTTCTATTACTTTTGCATTAAAATATATTATTTCTTCTGAATAAACTGGGATAAATAAATTTGTTGTTATAAAAAATATAGAGCATATATTATAACAAATATATTTAGCATTATTGTAATAAGTTTTGAAATAATTTATTAAATTTTTTTTATAATTCATAATTATTTTTAAATATTATTTTATCTTTATATAAAAAAATTTATAATATAAATATATATTAAATGGAAGATAATTTAGAAAAATACACTATACAAATCGATAGTTTTAAATCTACTATTATAAATGAAACAGAATGCGTTGTAGATATTTTAGAAGATATTAAAAATTGTGTTTATATTAAAACATTAAAAACAGAAGTATATATTATAAATGATTCAGAATATTTAAGTTCTATTGATGGTAGAACAAACAATTATTTTAATCCCGGAGAATATATATATGTTTCATTAAATAATTTTAATAGAATTTTTACTACAAGTAAAGAATATGTCCCGTATACTTGGCAAGAACGTGCTTCATTAAATAATGAACAATTTTTTGCATATGATTCTAGTGGTATTGAGTTAATTGACAATAGTGCTAATAGTGATACTGCAACTAACCCTTCAAATGTTTTATTTCGCGATAATAGTCGTGATTATCGTATTTTAGATCAAACAGCATTTAATTTTGATAAAATATTTATAAAAAATATTTATAATAATTTACATAAATATTATGATAGCATATATATAAATGAAAAAATATCAGCACCTACAATAAATACTACACTCATATATAACAATGATGTTGATAATGGAAGTGTTACTAATTATATTGTTTTAAGTAATAATTTATCTGGAACTAGTTGTAGTCCTACAGATACAAATACATTAATATTAAATCCAATTGAACCAGAATTAAGAAAGTTTAGTATTAAATTATGGTATGTAAATGAATTTGGAAAACATGAATTATTAAAATTTAGAAATACTACTAATAACAGTCCCTTGGTGCGTGTTATATTATCATTTACAGTGTATTATAAAAGAAAAAAGTTAACTATGGTATAAAAAATATTTAAAGATTATTTAATATTAAAATATAAATTAAAATATGACTGATACTGAAAATGTTACAGAAGGTGGAATTGCTGCGGGATTTGATATTGGAACTACAACAAGTTGTGCTGCTATTTGGAGAAATGATAAAGTAGAAATCATACCTGACCATCAAACAGGTTCTCGTATCATTCCTTCTTATGTAGCATTTACAGATGAAGAAAAATTAGTTGGTGAACCAGCTAAAAATCAATCTACTATGAATCCGAAAAATACTGTTTATGATGCTAAACGTTTAATTGGAAGAAAATTTGATGATTCTTCTGTATCTGACGACAATAAACTATGGTCGTTTAAAGTTACTGGAGATAGTAATAATAAACCACTAATTAATGTAAAATTTAAAGGTGAAGATAAAACTTTTCATCCAGAAGAAATTTCTGCAATGGTTATTCAACGTCTAAAAGAAACAACCGAAGCATATATTGGAGAAGAACTTAAAAAAGTAGTAATTACTGTTCCTGCATATTTTAATGATTCTCAGCGCCAAGCAACTAAAGACGCTGGTGCAATTGCAGGTTTAGAAGTATTACGTATTATTAATGAACCTACATCCGCAGCAATTGCGTATGGTCTAGACAAAAACGGTGGCGATAAAGAAGTAAATATCGTTGTTTTTGATTGTGGCGGTGGTACTCATGATGTATCTATTTTAACTTTAGATGGTGGTATTTTCGAAGTTAAAGCAACTGGTGGCGATACACATTTAGGTGGTTCGGATATTGATAATGTGATAGTTGAATATTTATGCGAAGATATTAAAAAGAAACATAAAAAAGATGTTAAACAAAATGCAAGAGCACTTAAAAGACTTAATATTGCTGCTGAAAAAGCCAAAAAGAATTTATCATCTGCTACAACAACATCTATTGAGGTTGATTCTTTATTAGACGGTGTAGATTATGTTCATACACTATCAAAAGCAAAATTTGAGCAATTAGCTGACCCAATTTTTAAAAGAACCATTGAACCTATTAATCGTCTTTTAAGCGATGCTAAGATGTCTAAAAATGATATTGATGAAATTGTTCTAGTAGGTGGCACAACTCGTATTCCAAGAATTCAAGAATTACTATCACAATACTTTAATGGTAAAAAACTAAATAAATCATTAAATCCCGATGAAGCAGTTGCATATGGTGCTGCTGTACAAGCAGCTATTTTAACGGGTCAAGGAAATGACAAAACAAATGAACTACTTTTACTTGATGTCGCCCCTCTTTCACTTGGTATTGAAACTGCAGGCGGCGTTATGACTAAAATTATCGAAAGAAATACAACTATCCCAACTAAAAAGTCACAAGTATTTTCAACATATGCCGATAATCAACCAGGTGTTGATATTAAAATTTATGAAGGCGAACGTGGTTTTACAAAAGATAATAATATGTTAGGCAATTTTCATCTTGATGGTATTCCACCTGCGCCAAGAGGTGTTCCACAAATTGAAGTATCATTTGATATTGATGCAAATGGTATTATGAATATTTCTGCTGCGGATAAAAGCACTGGTAAATCAAATAAAATCACAATTACAAATGACAAAGGTCGTCTAAGCAAAGAAGAAATTGATGAAATGATTAAAAAAGCAGAACAATTTAAAGAAGAAGATAATGCAAATCGTGAAAGAATTGAAAAGAAAAATGGTTTAGAAAATTTCCTATATAATCTTAAAAATAGTATTAGTTCACCTCCATCTGGTAGTGAAAGTAATCCAGAATTTGAAAATGTTAAAGAAGAACTTGAACCAATTATTGACGAAGGACTAAAATGGTTAGAAGATAATGATAATGCCACAACGACTGAATATGAAGAAAAACAAAAAGAACTAGAAGGTAAAACAAATCCATTAATGACAAAATTATATGGAAGCGCGCCTCCACCTGCAGGTGGTGATGTGCCACCACAAACTGAACCAACAATTGACGAAGTTGATTAAATAAATACATAATTATTTTTATATAAACATTAGATTACATTATACAGATAATGAAATCTATTTTTTTATTTTTAATTACTGTATACAGCGTGTATGCGTATACTAATCCTTTAAATTTTATTATTAACAAAAATAACAAAAATGTTAATATTAAAAGAAGAAACTTAATTTTAACATTACCATTTCTATATATTGATAAAGTTAATGCTGCACAAAAAGAAAAAACAATTGAAGAATTAAGGGAAGAAGCCAATAATATTATTGAAATAATTGAATCGCAAAAAATTTCAATAGATACAGCGTTGCCTGTTTTAAAAAATAGTGATACTTCACCTAAGTCTTATGATACTACTAATTTAGAAATTAATAAAGATTTGGAAAATTATATTAATATTATTTTTAGTAATTTTAAAAATAAAGACGCTATTTATTCACTAAATTATTTAAAATCAATTTCTACTGATAGTAATTTTATTAAAAATAAAGACACTTATAAATTAAAGCAAATTTTTGATGATGGTAAATACGCCTTACTTCTTAACAAATTTAAAAAATATAAAATCAGTAACTATTTAGAAAATACATTAGCAGATGATATAACTAATGAAGTTTATAAAACATATGAAATTGATGTAAAAGTTTTTAGCGATTATAAAACAATGATATACAATGGTATTCAATTTGATGATATGTATTATCCAAATGAAAATGATACAGAAACATTGCATTATGTTATTTATAGATGGATTTTTGTTAAAACTGATAAAGACTATAAATTAGAAGGTTGTTTAATTTTATCTAAAAAAAATTAATTTAGATAAACTATATTATCACATATTTTAAGCGTTTCTTTTTTATGAGATATTATTATTATTGTAATATAATATTTATTTGACATTTTTTTCAATATATTTAACAGTTTTTTCTCATTTTTTTCATCAAGACCAGATGTAGGTTCATCTAGTAATAATATTTTTGTTTTTTTTATTAATTTATTATAAATATTTATTCTCTGTTTTTGCCCACCAGATAATGTTTTATTTTCTACATTATTTATATCTTCTATTAATGTATGTGCCAACATTTTTATTTCTTCTATATGTGTGATATTATCATTGTTTACATATTTAACTAAATTATTATCTTGTGATACATGACTTACTATTTCTGAATAGTAATATTCTTTATTAAAATTAAATATTTCATTATTATCTACATATATATTTCCACTTTGAGGTTTATAAAAACCTAATATTAATTTAAATAATGTACTTTTACCAATTCCTGATGGTCCTGATATTCCTGTTATTTTATATGGTTTAAATATTATACTTGTATCTTTTAATATATATTTATTATCATTTTCGTAATAAAATGTAACATTATTAAACTCTATTATAGGTATACATAAACTTGAATAATCATATTTATAATCTCCCCATTTATCTTTATTCTCATTATTTAAAAATTTATTTATTCTTTCTAAATGTAATTTATTTCTTATAAATTCATGTTTTGCTAATTGAAATCCTTTTATTATATTTGCAAATTCATTTATATATAATGTAAATTCATAAATTACTTTATATTCTATTTTTAATATTAATGCAACAAATACTAAAAGACATTGTAAACAATTATTTAAACTACCTATTAATAATAAATTTATACCGTAATAAAATGCCTCTTTTATTTTTAATTTACTATATTTATCATTCATATTATTAATTTTTAAATTTAAATTTTTCTCTAAACCATCTATTTTATATGTTTCTATATTATTTATATACTCGGATATTATATTTTTTTCCTCTATTTCTATATCTGTTATTTCTTCTATTGATTTGTTATAATAATATGTATTATAAATTTCTTCTATTATTATTTGAATACTTGCTATTAATATACAATTAATATATAATATAAATGATTTTTTTATTAATAAATAACTTATTACTATAAAATTAACTAAATTACGCAATGTTACATTTATTGTTAATGTATATAAATCTGCTACTTTTTTTGTGTCTATTGTATATAAATCAATTTGTTGACTATTATCATTTTCTATAAAATACTTTATATTTCGATTTAATAATTTTTCAAATATATGTTGTTTAATATTTATCGATAATATATGTGTATATTTTGTAAATATATATCCTCTTAATCCTGAAAATAAATTACCACTTATTTTATATATTATATAAGTTAATATATATTCATTTATTATTTTATTATTAATTACTGTTTCTTGTAATAATACTTTCACTATTTTCGTATATATTAAAGGATTATATGATACGATAAATGATGATATTGAACCACATATCAAACCAAATAATATTTCATATTTTATATCGTTATAAAATAATAATACGTTTTTTGTTTTTTTTGTAACTGCAGTATTATTCATTTAATTAAATAACTAATTAAAACTTTAAATACCAATAATTATATTATGAATAATATTTAAATATATCCATATTATAAACAATTTGTAATATATACTTTCAGTTGCTATATTATTATATTGATTAGTTATATCTGTATAGTTCATAATATAATATACTATTAAAAAAAGTACATTTCTTAAAAAA